CATGTGGGCCAAGTCCAGAAACCACAAGGGCCACGTCAAGGCGTATCCGGTACCTCGTGGCGGCGTCCCGGCCGCCTACTTGGTCACGACAGTCTCAAACCAGGTCGTGCTGGTGAGTGATCCCAACGAGGCTGATGTCATCATCGACGACATCATTGACACCGGCGCCACGCGCAGCCGCTTCAACAAACCTTTCTTCGCGCTTGTTGACAAAACTCCGCATGCGGTCGATTCCCTGGGCTGGGTGGTCTTCCCCTGGGAGGTCTCGGCGACCGGTATTGGTGATGAAGGGGTCGAAGACAACATCCGGCGCATCCTGCAGTGGATCGGCGAGGACCCGAACCGGGAAGGATTGATAGAGACCCCGGCGCGTGTGTCCAAGGCCTGGAAGCACTGGTGCCAAGGCTACCACCAGGATCCCGTGGCCGTGCTCAAGACCTTCGAGGATGGCGCAGAGGGCACCGACGAGATGGTGGTCGTCCGCAACATCGAACTCTACAGCCACTGCGAACACCACATGGCCCCGTTCTTCGGAGTCGCTCACGTGGCCTACATCCCCGACAAGAAGATTGTCGGACTGTCCAAGCTGGCCCGGGTGACCGACATCTTCGCCCAGCGCCTCCAAGTGCAGGAGCGGCTCACCAACCAGATCGCCGACTGCATCCAGGAGACCCTGCAGCCGCTGGGTGTGGGCGTGGTGATCGAGGCCAAGCACTTCTGCATGTGCTCGCGTGGCGTCAACAAGCAGGGCAGCACGACCATCACGTCGGCCCTGCGCGGTGCCATCAAAGACAAGCCAGCCGCTCGCGCTGAGTTCTTGTCGTTGGCCAAGGCGTGAAAAATGATCAAGCCTGACGAGTTCATCTTCTTCCTCGACTCGGGGGCCTTCTCGGCCTGGAGTCGAGGGACGGAGATCGACCTGGATGAGTACATCGCCTTCATCAAGGCGAACATTGAGCTGATCGAGGTCTACGCTTGCTTGGATGCCATCCCTGGGGCTCCGGGCCGAAGCGCCACCAGCACCGAGCGTGAGCAGGCTGCGGAAACCACCTGGAAGAACTACCTCTACATGAAGGCCGAGGGGCTCGACCCCCTGCCGGTCTTTCACTACGGGGAAGACTTCAAGTACCTGGAGCGTATGCTGGACTACGGATGCCCATACATCGGCGTTGGTGGGCTGGTGGGTATCCCCGGGACCAACCGCAGGGTTTGGCTTGACAGGCTCTTTGCCAGGATCACGGATGATGCTGGGATGCCCATCATCAAGACTCACGGGTTCGGGATGACTTCGGTGCCCCTGATCTTCCGCTACCCCTGGTACAGCGTTGACTCGACCACCTGGATCAAGATCACGGCCAGCGGTGGCATCTATCTGCCGGCCGTTGACAAAGATGGGGAGTTCGTCTTCGATCAGATTCCGGCGACGATCTCCGTGAGCCACCGCAACCCGAAGAAGAACGACGACGGGAAGCACGCTAACAGTTTGAGCCCCAACATGCGCAAGGTGCTGGACCGGTGGCTGGCTATCTGCGGCAAGACCTTCGCTGAGGTCGCCGATAGCTACTACCATCGGGCAACGTGCAATGTGATGTTCTTCAAGAAGGTCAGCGAGGCCAAGGCCGTCCACCCCTTCGACAAGCAGGCGGCACGCCGGGGGAATGTATGGCACTGATCTATCTGGTCCAGTCATCCTCTGAGCTTGAGGGGACCGCCGGGTACTCCCACGGTCTTCTGCAGGGAGGGCACACGCGGCTCTTGGTGACCTTCGCTGAGTACAACGGCAAGAACCGCTCAACCATTTTCCAGCAACGCAAGAGCCCGGCCCGTCGGGCTCTATCACCAACCACCACCAAGAAGGACAAACCATGAAGCTGATTTACTTGTCAGGCCCCATTGCGGGCTGCTCTGACGCCGAGTGCCGTAACTGGCGGGCGGAGTTCGCCAGCAAGTGGCCCGGGGCCTGCCTCGACCCCATGAGGCATGATTACCGGACGGTCGACGAGATGACGACCAGCCTGGCTCATGCCATCGTCCAAGGTGATCTCAAGGACATCCAGGTCTGTGACGGCGTGGTGGTCTACCATGACCGCCCCAGCATTGGGACCAGCATGGAGATCGTCTACGCTCACCAGCACGAGAAGCCGATCATTGTGATTGATGCCCGACCCAACCCCTATACACCAATCAGCCCGTGGCTTTGGTTCCACGCCTCTGAGATCGTCAGCGGCATCGACCAGGCCATCAACCAGCTGATCGAACGGGTCAAGCCGTGAAGGTCTACGCCGTCCTTGGGTCTGCTCCCCTCTACATGGGACAACCCATCGTAGAGGCTGGGGAGACCTCGGGACTGGTCAGCTTCTACGATCATCCAAAAGCCTTTACCTCACTCTCTCAACTGAACCAAACCATCAAGGAGAAACTCCATGAGCGCCAACAAACAGACCATCGACCGCGAAGCATTGATCAAGATCACCGGGCTCGTGAGGCCGGCCTTGTCAACGCAGTCCTACATTCCGGCTCTTCAGACGATCAAGTTTGACAAGGGCTTCGCCACGGCCTACAACGACATCTCGGCCATCTCCGTGCGCGCTGGGGTCGAGATCGAGAAGTGCCTGCCTGGGGAAATGCTGATTCGGGCGCTCAGCTCGTTTAGCGCCGACCAGATCATGTTCCAGGAAGACGGCGACGCCGGCTTGGTCCTGAGCAGTGGCCGGAGCAAGATCAAGATGCCCACCCAGGCGCCAAAGGACTTCCCCCTTGCCTGGCCCGAGGACAGTGACGACGAGATCATCCTGGACCACTCGATCCTCAAGGGCATCAGCGCATGTCTGATCAGCGTGGGTACGGATCCCACGCACCCGGCGCAGATGGGGGTGACCCTCGACGTCGATGACAAGGGCAACGCCGTCCTGTTCTCGACCGACAACTTCACGATCTCCCGTTACCAGACCAAGAGCAAGATCAAATTGCCGGGTGACTCCCCGGTCATCCTCCCCCGCTTCTTCTGTGAGCAGCTGGTTACGCTGTCGAAGGCTTTTGCCGACGACGAGATTGCCTTGGTGATGCTCCCCGGCGCCCTCCTGGTTGAGTTCGGCGCGAACGCAAGGCTCCTGTCCAAGACTCCCGTTGATCTGGAGCCCCTCGACTTCCCCCGCATCATGGCCAAGCATTGCAAACAGGTCAACCTCAAGGACCAGTTGTCCGAAATCCCGGACAGCTTTGACTCGGCTTTCTCGCGCGCCCTGCTAGTCCTGGGGGGTGAGGTCGACAAGGCCACGAAGATCACCATCGGGGACGGCAACTTCAAGATGTCCTCAACCTCCAGCATGGGTGACGCCGATGACACGCTGCCCTACAAAGGAGAGATGTCCGACGAACCCTCCGACCCCTTCCACGTTGACCCGGCGCTCGTGGCCAGGGCCTCGAAAGCCTGCGCTCTTATGGGGTTCTCAAAATCCGTGCTGGTCCTGGCTGACGCCGAGGCCCAGTTCGTTCACCTGGTGGCCTACTGCACGCACTGAAAATGTCGTTCTTCTACAACGCTACGAAGAAGGCCGCCCCCGCACCCAAGGCTGTGGGCAGGGGGCGCCGCGCTGACATCCCGATCAATAGCCTGCGGCAGCTAGGGTGCTCAGTCTGCCCCAGGGACAAGGACAAGGGGCTAAACAGCCCCAAGATGGCACCAGGAGGCTCTAGGAGCGCGCAAATCTACCTTTTGATGCCAGCCCCCACGGAAGACGATGATCGCTCTAGACAGCCCCTGAGTGGAAAGCTTGGGGATCACATCTGGAGCAAGTTCGGGGCGGGCTTTCTTGAGCGCGAGGTCAGGACCGGGCATGTGACCCAATGCCACGGGGATCAAACCGTGGTTGAGGTTGAGTGCTGCCGGGGCCGGGTGGTCTCAGACATCGAGGCTACCAAGCCCTTGATCGTGGTGGGCGTTGGTGATGCGCCTCTGCACTGGGCTACCGGCGTGGAGGGCAGTTCCATCCCGCACCGGGGGACGCTGTTCGTTACCAAGATCGGCAACCATGTCTGCTACTACTACCAACTGCTCTATCCCAACTACCTGCACAAGAAGCAGCAGTACGGGAAATCAGAGTACGAGCTGGCCTTCGAGCATGACATCAAGCGGCTGAAGACGCTTCTCGATTCTGGTCTGCCGAATCCCAAGTTCTACGCGGGTCCCTATGACGAGGGCATCGAGATCATTACGGGGCAGGAGCCCGGTGATCTCCAGCGCGTTGAGCAGGCCTTGATTGACCTAGCGTCAGAGCCTGAGTCATCGGTCGACATTGAGACCAATGGACTGCGCCCCTACTTCCTCAAGGATCCTCACATCTGGATGGTGGCCGTAGGCACCTTCGAGCGAACCGTTGCCTTCCCCCTGGATCATCCCGAGGGCTGGGGCACCGCCGCCAGGCGTAAGAAGGTTTGGGACCTCTTCGGCCAGTACCTGGTTAACAGCGGCAGGAAGACCGCGCACAACCTGGCGATGGAGATGGAGTGGTTCGAGTTCTTCTTCGGGGGGAAGCTGCTGCGCCAGACGGAGTGGGATGACACGATGGCGCTATGCCATACGCTTGACGAAAGATCAGGCACCAAGTCCCTCGACATGCAGACCCGGATTCACTTCGGGTTCTTCCTCAAGGATCAGAGCAACGTTGATGTCAAGCGCATCGTTGAGTACCCGATCAAGGACACGCTGCGGTATTGCGGCATGGACGCCAAGTGGACCGACCTGCTTCGGCGCAGGATCAAGCCCATCGTCATGGCAGAGCCCGCCTACCAGCACGAGTACGAGCGTAAGGTCCGTCTGGCTCCCACCCTGGTCTTAACCGAGGCCCGCGGGGTTGACATCGACGTGGGTTATGCCACCGACATGTTCAAGCGGATGACGGCTGAGACGCAGTCCATCGAAGCCAAGCTCAAGCGGTGCCCAGAGGTCAAGGACTACGAATCACGCTTTGGGTCTTTCCAGCCCACCAACCCCGATCAAGTGCTTAAGCTGATGCGCGACGTCTGCCAGCGTGATGAAGTCAGGGTCGAGGATTCCCGCTCCGGAGCGGTTAGGTTCACGTCTGACGAGGAGGCACTCAGCAAGATCCCCGTCAAGGAAGTCCCAAGCGCTCCACTCGTCCTAGAGCACCGGGCTCTTTCCAAACTCATGGGGACTTACCTCAAGCCCATCATTGACGGCAAGATCATCTGTCCGGATGGTAAGGTCAGGAGCAAGTACTCAAGCATGGTGGCCGTCACCGGGCGCGGAGCTTCGGAGGACCCCAACATCCAGAACTGGCCCAAGCGCAAACACAAGGAGGTCAGGGGCATGGCCTACGCCCCGGATGGGCAGTGGTTGGTGGCCTGTGACTACGGTCAGATCGAGTTCCGTGTGGTGGGTATGGCGAGTGAGGACCCCAACCTCGTCAAGTATTGCTGGACCGGATATGACGTCCACAAGTACTGGGCCGAGCGCATGGTTCAGGAGTACGGTCCCATCAAGGATTACATCGTCGAGACCTTCGGTGTTGACTGGGACGAAAAGGGGCTGAAGACCTTGCGCCAGGAGGCGAAGAACGGCTGGGTCTTCCCCCAGCTCTTCGGCTCTAGTACCAGAAGCTGCGCAGAGCAGCTTCATCTCCCCGAGCGGATCGCCGAGGACCTGGGCGCTGAGTTCTGGGATGAGTTTCGGGTGGTCAAAAAGTGGCAGGAGAAGCTGCTCAGGGACTACAGCAAGAACCTCTACGTTGAGACCCTGGGTGGTCGGCGTCGTCGTGGTCCCATGACCAAGAACGAGATCATCAACATGCCGATCCAGGGGACCGCTGCTGACATCGTGTTCGAGGGCATGAATGTGCTTTCAGAGCGTGGCCTGGCGGAAGACGACGTGAGCCTAATCCCCATCATCAACGTCCATGACGATCTGACCTTCCGTATTAATGACGCAGACCTTGAAAGCCGGATTGCGATCATCAGTAAGGAAATGTGCCTGCCCAGGTTTGACTACATTAACGTGCCCCTGGTCGTTGAAGTCTCGGTCGGCCATCGCTGGCATGAGCTTGAGGAAATCGCCGTGGTGCGCAGTCATGAGCTTTTCGGAACCCCTAACCCCTACGCATAAGGATCAAACATGAGAAAGCAAATCAACAAAGAGGTTGAGCCCACAGTGGTGGCCTCTCCGCCCCTGCACGTCAAGTACCGGCCCAAGGTCCTGACCGAGGTGGTTGGTCAGGGGCCAGTGGTCAAGTCGCTGGACACCATGCTCAAGATGGGTTCCCACCCGCACACCTTCCTGTTCACCGGTCCGGCTGGAACTGGTAAGACCACCCTGGCTCGGATCCTGGCTGCACGCTTCAACTGCTCGACGGACAGCATGATCGAGGTCGACGCCGCCAGCAACTCGGGCATCGATGACATGCGGAAGATCACCGGGGCTCTGCGCTACAACGGATTTGGTGAGCACCCGAACAAGGCAATCATCATCGACGAGTGCCAAGGCTTGAGCAAGCAGGCTTGGGACTCACTGCTCAAGTCAACCGAGGAGCCACCGCCCCACGTCTACTTCTTCTTCTGCTCGACGAACCCCGAGAAGATCCCGGCCGCGATGATGACACGCTGCGTGGCCTTCAATCTCAAGCCGGTCAAGATCGACGACTTGCTTGACCTCCTGGAAAAGGTTTGCGACTCCGAGGGCTACGAAACAGACATGCCCATCCTGCGCCAGGTGGCCAACGCCTGCGAAGGAAGCCCCCGTGCTGCCTTGACCATGCTGGCCAAGGTGCATGACTGCGATGACGAGCAGGAGGCCGCCACTCTCCTCCAGATGCCCACCGATAGCGCGGAGGTCATTGAACTCTGCCGGGGGTTGATTCGGGGACAGCTTGACTGGGCCGAGGTCACCAGGCTTCTGAAGGCGCTCAGCGACATCCCGGCTGAGACCATCCGCATCCTCATTGTCAACTACCTTAACGTGGTTCTGATGGGGGCAAAGAAGGATTCCGAGATCACCCGGCTCCTCGACATCCTCGAATGCTTTTCCAAGCCTTGCAACCCCAGCGACAAGACAGCGCCCCTGCTCATCTCGTTCGGCCGCCTCCTCTATCCCTGAGTCCCCTGTATATCTATCGCAGCAAAGGAGCCCACCATGGAACAACCCACCGTCAAGCTGGCCATGCTTAACCGCATCTGGACCAACATCATTCACCGTTACAAGCAACGCAAGTTTGACCACGCCGTCAAAGTCCTCCAGGGCTTTGGCGTCACCCCAGTTCAAATCGTCAGCGTGGCCGGGAGCAACTTCATCGTTGGACCCGATGGCATGTATTACCGCATCAACGCCAAGGGCGAGCGCGGGAGCCCCCACCACGAGCACAAGCCCGTTGTCTCCAACAGCAAAATCCGCCGGAGCAAATCGTGACCGACGCTACCAGCATCGACCGATACCGGGCCATGCTCCAGATCGTCAAGCACCGCCTCGACGATGAACTGGAAATACAACCCCAGGTAATGCAACGGATTGCCACCCAGGTGGTGATTCATAACTCGCGGATGCTCCAGGCTAAGGAAGACCTGGCCCAGCTGGAAGCCAGGCTCCTCCTGGATTACAAGGACTCTGATGAGAAGATCACGGTCCAGATGATCAATGCCAAGATCATGCGGAGTCCTGCGCGCATCAGCGCTTGGCAGAAGTATCAGGAGGCCCGGGCTACGCATGAGGACTGGGTCGGCCTCCTCGACGCTTGGAAGGGGAAGGGGTTTGCGCTCAAGACCCTGTCCGATCTCTACCAAGCTCAGTACTTCTCCGTTGACTACACGGGCAGCAATCAGAAGACCAGGGAGCGGATCGCCCAGCAAGGGGAATATCAGCGCCAGGAGCGCACCAGTCACATGACCACCATGACCGATAGTCGTGAGGGCCTGCGTCGCTCTACGGAGCCGGAGAATCAATCCAAACCCAGCCGGAGGACCCTGACATGAGTGAGTGGTCCTTCGGTCAGATCGTTGCCACTATATTTCTTGGACTGGTGGTAATCTATTTGGTGGCGCGCCTAGCAAGCGCGGCCTTCTTCAAGTCCAAGCAACAGTACGAAAAGGAATCGAATCATGGAACGTAATCGAATTCGCGATGACGACCGCGGCTCTCGCAGCAGCCGGGACGATGACCGCGGCTCAAGCCGCAGCAGTCGTGATGATGATCGCGGTGGTCGTAGCCGTGATCGTGATCGTGATGACGCCCGGGGTGGCCGGGAACGTGGTGGTCGTGAGCGCAGTCACTACGAGTACCAAAGCCGCAACCCCGATGATGCCAAGAGCCGGGCCAACAAGGGGGCCAACGACTTTGACCGCATCCTCAAGGAAGGCGTCAAGATGTGGAAACCCAACGATGGGGACAACCGCATCCGCATCTTGCCTCCAACATGGGAAGGCGCCAAGCACTTCGGCCTCGACATCTACGTGCACTACGGCGTCGGCCCTGATCGCCAGAGCTACCTGTGTCTGAGCAAGATGAGGGGTGAGCCCGATCCGATCGCCGAGGAGCATGAGCGCGCCCGGCGTGACGAGGACGAGAAGTACGCCAAGGAGCTGGAAGCGAAGCGCCGCGTGCTGGTCTATCTGATCGACCGCGACAACGAGAAGGAAGGGGTACAGGCGTGGTCGATGCCCTGGACCCTGGACCGGGACATCGTCAAGGTCATGCAGGACCGCACCACCGGGGAAGTTCTGGAAATCGACCACCCGGAAGACGGCTACGACGTGACCTTCGAGAAGAAGGGGGCCAAGGATCGCACCGAGTACCTTGGCGTCTCGATTGCCCGGCGCTCTTCGCCCCTGGGTAAGGAAGATTGGTTGGACCACGCTGTTGAGCATCCGCTGCCCGAGCAACTCAACTACTTTGACTACGACCACATCGCCAAGGTCTTCGGTGGCCAAGGAGCCCAGAAGAGCAGCCGTGACCGTGATGATGATCGCGGTGGTCGTGATCGTGACCGTGACCGTGATGATGATCGCACCGGCAGGGGCAAGCCCTCCGAGCCCGAGCTGTCCTGGGAATCGATCCACGCGATGACGGGCAACGAGCTGGAAGACCTGGTCGATCAGGAGAAGATCGACATCGACCCGCGCGAAGCCAAGGACGATGACGATCTGGCCGACTGGATTTGCGAAGAGCTCAAGATCGAGAAGCCGGCTCCCAAAACCCAGCGGCGCGCAAGCTCTGGTGGTGACAGTGACTCCCCCTCACGTGATCGCCTGCGCGAGATGCGTAACCGCAGGGAGGGCTAAAACATGGCCACCAGAAAGAAGGTGGCCGAGGCCGCCCCGGCTAAGAAGTCGGGGCGCGTCAGCCTCAAGCCCAGCAAGACGTCTTCCTCCTACTTCGCATCGTTCACCGAGAAGTCAGACCTCAACTTCGTATCAACCGGTTGCGACGTCATGAATGCAGCTCTCGGTGGGGGCTGGGTTCTGGGGCGCGTGGCCAACATCGTGGGTGACCGATCATCGGGCAAGACCTTGCTCGCCATCGAAGCCAGCGCCAACTTCCACCGAGTGTATACTCACGGTCACATCCGCTACGCTGAGTCGGAGTCCGCCTTCGACGAACGCTATGCCGAAGCCCTGGGGATGCCCACCGACGCCATTGACTTCGGCAGGGATCGCGCCATGCGCACCGTCGAGGACTGGTACAACGATCTGGAAGCGTTCCTCGACAAGTGCGAGAAGGACAAGGCCCCTGGCCTCTACATCCTCGATTCTCTTGACGCCCTCAGCGATGACGCCGAGATGGACCGAGAGATCGACAAGGGGTCATACGGTGGCGCCAAGGCCAAGAAGAGCGGGGAGCTGTTCCGCAAGCTGATTGACCGCATCGAGAAGCTGAACGTGCTCCTGATCGTGGTCAGCCAGATTCGTGACAAGCTCAATGTCACTTTCGGTGAGACCAAGACACGCAGCGGCGGCCGGGCTCTTGACTTCTATGCGAGTCACATCGTGTGGCTAGCCGAGATCGGCAAGATCGACAAGACCATCAACGGCGTCAAGCGAGTCACCGGCGTCAACGTCAGGGTCAAGGTCAAGAAGAATAAGGTCGGCCTCCCGTTCCGTGAGTGCTCGTACCCCATCATCTTCGGCTACGGAATCGACGACATGACGGCCGGGGTTGAGTGGCTGATCGAGGTCAAGCGGGACCACCGCCTGGAAGACCTGGGCATGAGCAAGGCCGGCTACAAGGTGCGCATCAACAACCTGCGTGACAAAGGTGGGGCCGAGGTCGCCGAGATCAGGGACAAGCTGCGTCAGATCATCCACGACGAGTGGCAGGCCATTGACGTGGACTTCCTGCCCAAAGCATCGAAGTACGGTAACTAGGAGAAGCTATGCGCAGGCCCCCCATCAAGATTGTCAAACTCTGGATTCACAATGAGATCATGAACGCTGATGCGGCGGGCCAGTTCATCACAGTTGGACCGGAGGAGCCTCTTGGAGCCATACGAGAAAAGCTGGCCGACGTCATCCACCAGGATCGACTCTCCATGACTGACCAAGACTTCCGCAAGAAGTACATCAACTACATCAAGAGAACAGCACCATGAGTAAAACTGCCGTTATCATCTTTCTCATCTTCATCGTGCTGGGCATCGCCTTCGTCATCCTGATGGCGTACCGAGATGCCCAGCACTTCAAGAAGACCACGCACATTGTGCGTAAGACTCCGGCAAGCACTGGGATTAAGTAATGATCGCCGTTGGAATTGACGCGGCCTTTGCCAACATGGGCTTCGCTCGCGTACGCCTCGATCCTAACCCCGATGGTAAGGGGGTCAGGGTTGCCTGCCTCGACCTCAAGCTGGTCAGCACCCAGGCGGATGGCCACAAGACCGTACGCAAAAGCAGCGAAGAGCTGCGGCGAGCCAAAGAGCTGAACGCGGCCCTGGTTGCTTACTGCGCTGGGGCTTCCTTCGCGTTTGTAGAAGTCCCCAGCGGGTCACAATCGGCCTCTGCGGCCCGAGCCCTTGGTATAGCAGTGGGGGTCCTGGCTAGCTGTCCTATCCCGATTATTGAGGTCAGCCCGATGGAGGTGAAGGTGGCGGTCTCCGGTAATCGTAAGACCAAGGCCAACAAAGCCGACATCATCAAGTGGGCTGTCAGGCATTGGCCTGGTGCCCCCTGGCTTCGAGACCGGGGCAAGATTGACGGCCGAATCATCAATGACAACGAACACCTTGCCGATGCTATGGCCACAGTTATGGCGGGTATAGCTACCCCAGAATTTCAACGACTCCTCGCAATGGTGCCACATGCAACTCCCAGCACTTCTAGTCTCGGACCTTCATCTAGTCGACGACGTCTCCTGTGAGTACCGGTGGGGGCTCTTCCCCTGGCTCTACCGGGTTTGCAAGGATCTGAAGATCAGGACCGTCCTGATCCTCGGTGATCTCACTGACGCCAAGGACAACCATAGCGCCGAGTTGACCAACCGCGTGGTCAAGGCCATCAAGGGCTTCCCCGATCACATCCAGATCAACATCCTGGTGGGCAACCATGACTGGCTGAAAGCCGGGCATGAGTTCTTCCGCTTCCTCAACGTCATCCCCAACGTCAAGTTCATCACGAGCCCCCAAGAGGACCAAGAGGTTGGCGGAGGCCCGCGCAGCGTCTCAGCGTTCTATCTGCCATACTCCAAGAACCCGATCAAGGACTGGGAGGGCCTAGATTTCTCCCACTACGACTACCTCTTCATGCATCAGACGATCTCAGGGGCCATCAGCAGCAACGGCCAGGAGATGGAGGGGGAGGCCCTGCCCCCACTCAACGCGGCCAAGGTCTACAGCGGTGACATCCACGTGCCCCAGATCATCAAAGGGGTCGAGTACGTGGGCTCACCCTACCACGTTCACTTCGGTGATGCCTTCAAGCCCCGCGCTGTGCTCATCGACGCCGACCGCAAAGCGCATGATCTCCCTTTCGAGACCATCAGTCGTATCACGCTGAAGGTATCTAGCCTCCGTGACCTCCGGCGCAAGCGGTTCAACCCAGGGGATCAAGTCAAGCTCAGGGTGGAGCTCTCAGAGGCCGAGAAGCATGACTGGTCAAGAATCCGCCGCGAAGCCGTGGCCATCCTACGTGAGTCAGAAGTGGTGGTGGCCGGGGTCGAGCTGATCGTCAGTAAGGTGAATCGCCGTATATCTTTGGACGAGACCACCAGCCGACCGCAGCGGGTTACGCCGGCAGCATCAGTCAGCCGCTTCGTCGAGGCTGAGGAACTTGGTGGGGAAGCCCTCGACGTCGCTTTGGAGATCGTAGAAGCTAAGGAGCAGTTGAAATGACTACCGAACACACCAAGCCGAACGGGCGCGAAGAGCTGCTCAAGGCGCACCACGTCGCAATGAACGCATTAAGTGATTTTGTGAAATCCCCAGGCGTTGGAAAAGAGTTGGCGATGCGAAAGGCTGAGATGGACTTCCGCATCCTGCTGGACCGCTGGTTCCGTTCTACCAGCACCGCTGGATTCCAAGAATCCAGCCCCCGCAACCTCGGGCACGTTATTGAGGAGAAGAAAAAGTGACGTCTGCCGGCCGGATTGCTTTGCTCCCTAAAAAAGCAAAGGGGTTACCCCCCAGTGGTCTGTTTTGTTCTTTCTGCCACAGAATGCAGGAAGAAGTCCCCCGCCTCCTCATTGACAAGCGGACCCCACCAAGCGGGGTGACGATCTGCACTGACTGTCTTAAAGAAGCAGCTGCAATAGCACGTGAGGCTCCCAGTGCAGCTTGATTCGATCACCATTACCAACTTCCGATCGTTCGCCGGCGAGCAGGTGTTTGTCTTCCCAAGGGAGCCAGGCCTTTACTTCATGCAGGGGGTCAACGAGGTAGAGCCCCGACTCGGGGCTAACGGGGCTGGTAAGTCAACGATCTGGGATGCGCTTACCTGGTGCCTCTTCGGCAAGACCCCCCGCGGTCTCAAGGCCGGGGAGGTCTGCAACTGGGAGTCGAAGAAGGGGACCCGGGTCGTGCTGGTCTTCCATGACCTCAACGGAGTCGAATACACAACCACCCGCACTTGGGGTCCGATCAGCTGGCGGGTCAGAGTTCGGGACGTCATCGGCAATCAGGGTGACTTCGATGATGAGTACGATCTAGCCAAGGATCCGAGCAATCCGATCATGGCCTGTCTGCGCCTGGAATTCTCCCCGTTCCTGAATTGCATCCTGATGGCCCAGGGTCAGCCCATGTTCCTGGATCAAAAGGCCGACGCCCAGGCAACCCTGTTTAGCGACGTTATGGGGCTGGATCGATGGCTGGAGTACTCCGGGGCCGCCTCGACCAAAGCAAGCGCGCAGGACTCGATCTCGCGCGTCCTGGAAAGCGAGCTGTCACGAGCCAGGGGGCAGCTTGAGGCGCTGGCCGGTGATGATCTGGCTGACTCATCCAAGGAATGGGAGACCAAGCGGGAAGCCAGGCTCAACGAACTAGAGGCCGAATACGCCCGGTTACTTGATAAGCTCAAGAAAGAGCAGGACAAGGTCGTCGATCTGGACGAGCGGACCCAGAACCAACGAGCCCTGGTAGCCAAGCTGCGCGAACCGGTGGAAGACCTCAAGCGTGATTCACATGAGATCGAGGCCCGCATCAGCGATTACCGGATGATGCTGGCCGGGGACCAGCGTGATCTCGACCAGCTGAATGACCAGCTTGACCACCTAAAGGACCACGAGGTCTGCCCGGCCTGCAAGCAGCGTCTGCCCAAAGCTGATTACCAAGCCCACGTGAGCGAAGTCCGGGCAAAATGGCGAAAAGCCAAAGCCAGGGTTGACGTGGCAGAGGATCAGATCAAGAAAGACGCCCCAAAGCTTGCCAGGACCGCGCAGGAGCTTCAAACGGCAGAGGGGGCACACCTTGACGCCCAGATCACGCTGGACGGCCTCCTGGGTGATCTGGCGGCCGCCAGGCGTGAGGTTTCGACCCTCAACCGAGAACTTGACCGAATTGAGGAGCAATCCGAAGAAGTCGAGGGCCAGGCCAACCCCTACGAAGCCATGCAGAAGAAGGCCCTGGAAGACCGCCAGGAGCTGACCCAGAAGATCAGAGGCACGCAGCGCAAGCTTGATGACTCCAACTATCGCTACAGCATCCTGTCGTACTGGGTCAGGGGGTTCAAGGAACTCCGGCTCCAGCTGATCGCTGAGGCCCTGACGGAGTTGGAGATCGAGGTGAACAGCTGCGTGGCGGCTCTTGGGCTGCTTGATTGGGAGCTGCGCTTCCAGGTCGACCGGGAAACCAAAGGGGGCAACATCCAGCGCGGCTTCTCTGTCCTGGTCAAGTCCCCGAGGAACGAGAGCCTGGTGCCTTGGGAATCGTGGTCAGGTGGTGAGGCTCAGCGGTTGCGCCTGGCTGGGACGATGGGCCTCTCCAACCTGATCCGCTCGCGCAGTGGGACCGAACTCGAACTTGAGGTCTGGGACGAACCAACGCGTGATCTGAGCCCACAGGGGGTGCAGGACCTTCTTGAGTCACTTGCAACCAGGGCCCAGCAGGAACAGCGCATGATCTGGTTGGTTGATCACCGGACGTATGACTTCGGGGGCTTTGCTGGTGGTGTGACCGTGGTCAAGACCAAGCAGGGCTCAAAACTCATCGCAACAAGCAAAGGAGCAGGAGAATGAATCTTAAAACGTACCACGTCGGCCTGGTCGTCAACCGGGTCGGGCTCAATGACGCCCAGGTCGCCGAGATCAAGGCCCGGCTCAAGTTCATTGCCCACGCCCTGCAGAGTGAACGTCCAGTCAAGGTCACAGTGCTTGGGTTCTCAGAAAAGCCAACGCATGAGGAACTTCCAATCTCGGTTTCTAACCTGATCAAGTACGCCGCAGGTATTGGCTCCGTCGAGGTCATGCCCCTGAGTAAGTCACTCAAGGGCATGTTCTTCCATCTGCGAGATCACGACGAGGTGTGGTGCTGCACTGGGGTGCGTCAGGACCTCATGACCTCGAAGACCCGGGCCATGCGCATCTACCAGCTGGGCCAGACAGCGTGTGACCCAAAGTTCAAACTGATCCCCTCCTGGATAGGGGCCCAAGAAACACCCCTGACCAAGAAGCAAAAGAAAGGAGTTCACCATGTCCGAATCACTTGAGACCACCGAGGCTGAAGCGCGGGATTACGCCAAAGAGGGTCAGCCCCCAGGCGTCGTCAACAGAACCGCGCTCAAGCTCACACCCAGGCATTTCACCCCGGTAGCCCATGTCCTCAGGGAAGGGTATAGTTCGATGGGACCTGAAGCCCTGATCAAGTGGAAGCATGATCCGGTGCCGCCTGGAACAGTTTTGTACGTTGAGTTGCAGTAAGCAGCAGAAAGGAAGACGAGAGAATGAGAAAGCAATTGGAGTTGGAGGGCATACCGCGAAAGCGGGTGCCGTTGGTAGCCGAGGCCGCAAGCAAGGTTGCGGTGGCTGATGAGCCCGGGGAAACCGATTGGTTCCCCGATACGAAGGAGCCCCCTTCGAGTGGGTACTGGGATGTGCTGGAGACCTTTGACGGTGAAGGCAAGATCGTCCGGCACTTCTACGATCGCAAGTCAGGTCAGTGGCCTGACTACCTGACCCAGGTGGCCGCCTTCAAGTGGCGGGGACTGAAGGCCCCAGCTCCCGGCGGTTACCCGTACAACCTTGACCAAGCGCGGGCGCGTCGTCGGGTAATCACGTCTGACTGAATCCAGGATCTGGAGCAGAGAACGGGGAGGCACTAACGGCCTCCCCTTTTTGTTGCCTGTCACTGTTTCGCGCGCCCAAACATCCCGAGGACGCCGCCCTTGTCGAAGATGCTTCGGAAGCCGATGTACGCAAGGGCAGGTGAGGCTAGCAGCGCCGCCAGCTCGAAGGAAGCCCCCGAGCCGTAGCCCGCCGCCTTGGCGATCTCGGCGACAGCGATAAAGCCGAAGGCGCCGTACCACGATTGCCGGGCGAGGAGCGGGCGGGTCTGCCGCACATACGGGTCTTCTGCGTTGTCGCCGCCTCGGATCGTTTCTTGCTGCTCCTTGTGGGCGGCGGCTTCGTTGGCGATCCTGAGTTCTTCCATGCGCTCAACGTGGCGCCTGATATCGGCCTCGCTGGCATTGGCCAACTCCTGCAGGCGCAACATCGTGGCAGGATCGTTCTGGAGCGCCGCAAACGCTTTGGTTGGGTCGGTGGTACCCGTGGCGCTGCTAACGAGCCCTATGCCCGCAGCAACGGCGCCTCCGACGTTGCCCACTAGCAGATTGCCAACCAGAGCCGCGGTCCCGGTGGCATTACCCTTGAGCCAGTCACCTACATCTTTCCAGTCCATATCAGTAGCTCCAAAGCCACGGGCGGGGAGTTGTGGCGTTGCCCTCGTAATCGTCCATGTGAATGAACCGCTTGGCGCCCTTCTGCTGGACGCCGAGGCCGGTGAAACCGTGCTTGTGGGCGATGATGAGGAGATCGAGGGCGTCGCCCCCAGCCACCAGCACATCGACCGCACTGCCTGTGGTGTGAACGCCAGGCTCATCCTTCGCCGCCTCGATTGGGTGAGACGGGTCACGGTCCCCGCTGCTCACGTTCATCGGTCGGTTGAACTCTTTGCGCACGGCCAGCAGCCGGTCCATCGTAGACTTGCGCATGTTGCAGCGCCCCGTCTTGCTACACGCGAACTCATCGCGCGCGAAGAACGGAGCGTATGGCTTCCAGTCAGTGACGTAATCGCTCATGAATGACCTCCAGAGAACAAGACCTTGAGAAGCCAGGCCACCGCCACCGCAGATAAGCACAGACCGGCTACTCCAACGAGATAGAGCAATGCCTGCACAACCTCAAGATACTGCGCGGCCTCTGCGGGGACGACAATCTCGCTCATTTTGCGCGGGACTCACGTTCCAGTCGCAGCGCATCGGCCAACGACGATCTTGCCCTTTGCGGCTCCAACGCAACAAGGTACAGCTCGATTCGTTTGAGCGTGTCCCAGCCGACCATCTGCGCCTTGATGGTTGCTTGCTCTGACTCAAGTCTTGCAATCCGTTGGTCCTGCATCTCGATCAATTGAGCAAGCTTCTGGTTCATTTTGTAGTTGTCCCACACCATGTAGGAACATGCGGCAATGGCCAGGCCGCTTACATAGATTGCGAACTTCTCCAGGTTTGTGGTAAGCCACTGATTGAAGTTGGGCATTGGAATGGGCTCCTATGATCTTGAACTGAAAAATGAATCGGTCACGTCCTGCCCGAATCTGAGCACCATAGCTTCGAACGAAGGGCCGGTGAAGCTCTCTCCGTGGGCAATGCCGGCAGACGTGCACACTGCTTGGTAGCAGAAGAACTTGCCCTTGCTTGACCACCAGATCGGCAGCACGCTGGCGAAGGCACCGCGCGCATCATAGCCATCACCTTCGTGCAGGATGAACCACCACTGCACAGCGGCCGCATTGATCTGCGGAACGTCCACAATGCGCCAGTTGCCTGGCTGCAGCCGAACGTGCTTCTTGATGCGCACACCCGTCTTGCCGCCTGGTGCTTCTTTGCGCAACGTGGCACTGGCAAGGTCTACAGCGCCATCGGCATGCTCTTGAACAATGGCCTCAGCGTGGGTGACCCTTGACCCGCCCTTTTGCGTTACCAGGGTGAGCCAGCGGCCAAGGCGCACGCTCAAGCGGTCGTTAGCGTGACCGCCGATGTAAAGGGCGATTAACATCAGCTGGCCGGCCAGTTAAGCGCGGGCAGCTCGGCCTCGATGTCGGCGATGCTGGTAGGCATGGGCCGAGTACCGGCCAGCACCGCAGCACGGATCTGCTTCATCTTCGCCCAGGTCTGGCTACGCTTGGTCATACCCAGGGTCCCTTCGGCTTTGAGCGTGGCGTCCGGGTCCCCGGCGTAGCTGCACAGGCTGATGATCCCGTCGTACTCACGCTGACGCGCAAAGGCATCGAGACGAGCCTGCACTTCGGCGGTGATGCTTGCCTGGATCTGTTGGGGCGTGGGAGGCGCCGCTGCGGGGGCCTGGGGAGGCGCCGGGATGTCTTCGAGAACGAAGACTCCGTCGACAAAGCGAGCACGCTTCCCCTCCGGGATTACCGGAGGCTCAGCGTCAACGCATCCGAAAGGCAAGAGATACTCTTCCGGGTCCATGGAGTCTTGGTCAGCGATGGCCGGTCCAACAAAGTAGCCGGCGCCGTCGAGTTGAGAAACGATCTTGGTCATGCTGGGTCCTCAGAATTTAATGCAAGTCAGGTAAGCGGTGTTGCGCGGCCGAGTCTCAGACCCACCGGTCTCAAGAGTCGTGTTTGTGTACGCGTTGCTGCCGTTGGTCCCGTTGATATTGCTGCTGTCCGCAGACTCACCCACGGCCAGGTTATAGGTGTGCGTGTGGCTCTTGAGCTCATCAGCTTGGAAGCTGCCGATCCCCCGACCAGAGTCCACCGATGACCCATCCGCCAACGCGCGGATGAAGTCACCCCGCAAATCAGGAATGCGAAACGTCGTGCTGCCATCACCGGGAGAGAACTTGCCGTTCGTGCCGTTCGCCGTCGCGTTCGACGACCAGGTTGCGTCGGAAACTTCTATATTGCCACTTGCCTGTGCGTAGGCCCAGAGAGCGGCGTACGAGGTCCGTGACAGCAGGGCGCCATTGACTTTGACGGATCCAGCCGGAGCCGAATTAGCTGGCACATGGAAGATGGTACCAACCGCCATTGAGCCAGCGGCGGCCGGCAGGAAGGAGGTGATGATGAAGGAAGTGCCATTCCAAATCGCCTCGACCGGCAACCCGACGGTCAAGTCACCCGAGGTGAGAACACCACTCGGCTTGACCAGGGGCACCACGCCAAGACCATTGACGTTAATGGTGACCGCCCCCGTATTCGCATTCACCACAAAAAACTTGATGCCCATCCCCGGCAGGTAGGCGGCAGGGGCCGGATCAAGCGTCATCGTGTAAGCGGTAGCCGTGCCTGCTTGGACCGCGTAACCACACATCATGGTGGCAGAAAGAAGCTGCGAGGCAATGGCACTGGAATCAGTGCCGGCGTCCACCACGTTCTGGTTGGTCACCTTGGCGATCAAGGATGCGACCGCCGAGGCAATGAAGGAGGCCTGGCGCAGCGCCTTGTTGACCAGTGGGGATCTTGCCACCCCAGGTTGATTGCCAGTGTTTCGTTGCACGTCTGCGGCGTAATCAACCTGCGTGAGGATATTGGTGGCCGTGCCACCAAATCCCAGAAAGTCATTCGTTCCAGCCATGTATAGCTCCTTGGTTGTGAGTTAGGAAGACAACAGTTGCGGCCAGGATCCTGAATCCCAGCCCGCAAACAATTCGGATTCGGCATCCCATCCAAAGATGGGGCCGTCATTGATGGGGACCGCGTAGTAGGCAACCCGCACTCCCACCGGCTTCAGTGGCACATATCCCCCGACTAAGAGAGCCTGCTGGACCGCTGTCAAGGGGGGACCAACAAAACCAATAACGATCGTCATGTCCTGGTTATCTTGGATCACCACGAGCTGATCAGTGAAGATTGCGTCCCAGGTGGTTGCGGCATCGGGTATCGTTCCGTCCCACGAATTAGCCACCGCTACCGCGGTCAACAATGAGCGGTAGGCATCATCAGGTAGGACCGTCACTCCCACAGCAGGATCCAGATCGGCTTTCCATGAGCCAGAATCCCATCCGGTCAGAACTGTGAGGCCGTCCCACTCAAAGTAAACGCCAACCAGCGGACCCTCCAGATACCTGGTGATCCCGATCCAATGACCAATCCAATCAAGAGCTGACCCGGTAGCGGTGTCCAAATCAAAGATGGTCGTATTGCTCTGATTGGCGTTGTTGATGTCAACAAAGCCCGCGGTCAGGGCCTCAATTACGGCCGCGAACTTGGGCTTGTCTTGGTGCTGCCCTGTTACGAGGGCTACGTAATCTTGGGTGTTCGCCATGATCAAGTCACGATCAAGTTGATGTCAGCAACCACACAAGTGGCTATCTCGTCGAAGGCCACCGTGATGTTGCCCGGTCCCACCGGTCCCGGTGATACCGCGATTTGAATGGAGGTCAGGTCAAAGGTCTCCGAGTTGAGTCCCCCGTTGAGCTGTGCCGGCAGGTAGAGCTTGGGAACCATGACCCCTACCCCGATCCCCAGAGCGTTGATGTAGTCAGCCACTGACTGCTTGATCTCGTTACCCACAGCAGTGGTGTAACCAGTCAAAGCATCCACAGTGATTGACACCATGACCACCACCGGATCGGGGATGAAGAAGCGGATCTGGTTGATGATGCCGAAAGAATCCACCACGGGAACCGTGACATCACCATGCGTGTAAGTGCCTGGGGTCTTCTTGAGGTAGATTGCTTCAGCGATGTCAGCCGAATTGCCCCCTAGGACAACCATGGACATCGAATGCGCTGGGAGGCCGTTGACGTCAGGGCTCCCCGTGTCATTCTCGTAGCCCCTGACCTCAATCACCCCATCCAAGGAGTAGATGGCCCCAACAACCCCGGCAAGCACGGTTTGCGAGGGCAGGGCGGTCGAACGGGCCTGGCGGAGCCTCAGGTCAGCGTCAGACTCGACAGGCGCTCCTGGGCTCGCTGCGTCAGGGTTGGTCACGGTTTGCCAGCCAAGCGTCGGGGTCACGATCTTGGTGACGGTTCCGGCATCCGCCCCGATGGCTCCGTCCTCCTGACAAGTGGCGGTCACCAGGATGAAGCCAGCCGGAGGGATGACCACTGATGCCGGCAGATTCCACTTGACCGCATTGGTGTCTTCAACCACACCATCGGTGATGGTGGTTCCGACCTGACCGACGATCTGGACGAGCACGGTTGAGGGCGTGGCTATGTTGCGGACCATCCCGTTGATCTTGACTTGGTTTGACAGCGCGTTCCCCTGGGCGGTCTGGGGTGAGTATGCGTTGTAGAGGGCCACCGCCGAGTTGTTGCAGTCGGAGATGGCTCTTGCCACAATCGCCAGCATCTGCCCGTCCTGGCTGTCCGGATCGATGTATGCGTCACTTCCGAAAATCGCCTGGAAGCTGGCCTGGAGGGATTGGTAAATGTCGGCGTAGGGAGGGACCGAGATGCCAGCAGGAGAGATCGTCGGTCCCAAGGTGGTCAGGGGGAAGGTGGGCATGTTCAGAGTTCCTGGTTGATAACGGCCGTTCCGTAAATGGTCTCGACCGTGGCCGTGACTTGAAAAGCACGATCAGTCACGGAGCTTGAATAGCTGGTGAGGCTCAAGACTCCTTGCGTCTCAGAGATCACGCGCTGGACCTCCTGGTCGCGCGTCACTTGGGTGCCGTATCCAAGGATCAGATCAAGGTCGAAACCAACCCGATCATCAAGGAACCAGGTCCCGCGGATCAACCTGAGGCGGGTCTGGATGGCCTGGGCAACAGCTTGGGGGCGGTTAATGAGCCAGGGCGTTGAAGCCCCGAACTGGTAATCCCCGTTGGCATCTAATGCGCGGTACCTCATGTTGGCACTCCTGTATTACTGACCGGGCCATTCGGGGCCGATGGTGAGCCGCTGTGAACGTGAGTCTTGCCCACGTTGGTTCCGGCATTGAGCAGAGAGCCAGACACCGTTAAGTTCCCGGTGATCGTAACATTGCCCGTCAAGTTGATGGAGGGGGCGGTGACCGTTGCAACGCCCCCTGCCGTCGCCGTGATGTTGCCGGAGGCCACAACCCCGACGTTGCCCGCTGGGTCGACCTCGATGAAGGTGGTGCCAGCGTCATTGCGGAGTTGAGCCTTGCTCGTGCTAATCCCGGCAATGACCTCAGGTTGCGATGCGATACCCACCAGAGCAATGCCATCACTGAGATCATGCATTCGCAGATCGGCCTGGATGTTTTTGTAACCACCTGACTGCCACCAGGCGTCGATGCAACGGCTAGCAAAGATCACCAGGCACTCATCCCCTGCTGAGATCGGGAACGTCAAGGTCATGCCCCCACCACTGGGGAAGACCACGGGACAATCCAAGAGCAAAGGCAGATCAACCCAAACGTAGGAACCATCCGGGTTCTGAGCCCGGGCCTGGATCGCCGGCTGAACGACTACTGTGCGCTTGGCTGCGTTGAAGCTCTGGACGATGCCAGGCAGAGCCGTGTAGATTCCAGCCTGGAAACCAGCCATCATTGCAAGGAACGCCGACATGGGCATTCCCGCTCGCTCTTGTCTGAGCATTGTGTTCTCCTTAGCCGAACTTCTTGCAGGTGTTGGTCACCGGGTTGATGGTCAAGCAGATCAAGTCGGCGTACCAATCCTCCCCCCGAGTATCACCGACGTACTCAGCGACGTAGACCCTGTAGAGGCCATCGTCAGTCACCGTGGCCAGGTACTGGATACTCGACCACTTGTTGTAAGCAAGCGGGGCCGCACCCGGATCACGCTGCTGCAGTTGGTTGATGCTCTTGTTGTCAATCTGGACAGCCCCACCAACGATGATCTTCGGGTTTAGGAGCACCCGGCAGCGGATGCCCTCCGCAGTCTGCTCAGGACGCCCGATTAATCCGGTCTGCGCCGTTAGGACCACAGCCTCACCTGGGAGGTATCCTTCCAGTGGGATGATGTTGACCTTGCCGTTGTTAATCGACCAAGTCGCCCCATTGGTCTGGACCTCCGAACGCAGGATGCCCTTAGCTAGACCGAACAAGACCTTGCCCCTGGGCAGCGTACCCCCAGTGTTGGGTATCAGGTTGGTCCCCGAGTTGACCCCGAGCTTGGACATGGCCGCCACCGCTTCTGCAATCCGATCCCCGGCACTTGAGCCCGCCGCAAGGGATTTATTGACCAAAGCAAAGTTGTAAGCGAGGTCACCATCCGCTGCCAGGATGTCAAGGTAGGTGGTGACGGCGTCTTGCTCTTTGCCGATCCGGTACTGCTTGATGGTGCCATCAAAGATCACACCAAAGGGGCCGTTGTAGTAGCCAGCCTGGAGGATGACCCTTGAATACTCCCTCTTGACCTTGCGCAGCGTTTCTTCGCTGAGGTTGAACACGCGGATGGCGCAATTGTTAGGACTCTCTGCGTCCTCTTGAGCAGTCTGAAATCGGAAATGCATTTCAGACAGATCAAGCAGATTGACGCCGGTCTCGTCAGTCAGGAAGAGTGAAGCACGGCGCCCGTACTGGGATCCTTCGGGGATCCCTTCAAAGGGTTTGGTTGTCATCACAGGATCACGAAGTAGAGGTGGCCCGCCTCACCCAGATTGTCGTAAGTCGGGACCGCCTTTGGGTTGTTGTCGGTCTGGGCCACCAACGCACCACCGAAACCCAGGTGCGGGTACGGGGCTAGCAGGTCGACCCCCGTGACGATGGGGATCCCCAGGATGATGTCCACGTTGCTGATGCTCCTGATGTCAAGAATCCAGCTCTCCGTGAGTGGGTTCCATGACACCGTCATCCGATAAGAAACCCCGGCCAGCTCGATCTGAAATACCTGGGGCTGCGGGCTCAGGGGGATTTCGTACGGCGTCATGGTGTGGTACCTCCAGGCTCAATCGTCGTTTCAATGTCACCCAGATTGGAGTTAGGAGCTGGCTGGAGTTGCTTCTGCCCCAACTCGGTGGGGGCCTGAGTCAAGGCAGGCGTAGCCTGATTCTCCGCCGGGGTTGAGCTTGAGATGACTTGAGTCTTGACGATGATGAGTTGACGCAAGACAGCCGTCACCAGCAGGGAGTTCTCAGTCTCCTTGTTCGTCTCGACCCGCAGGCTTTTGAAAAGCATGTTGTCGTACGTCCGTTTACCGGTCACCACCGAGAAAGGCAGGCGCGAGGTCTGGAGTTCCAGCAGCTTGCGGTAGACGTTAAGCGTTTGATCCAATCCCGTGCCGCTGATGATGTCGTTGACGCCCGCAACGGTTTGGGTGGCTGCTCCGGCCAGGCCCTGCAGGAAGCTTGAACTCTGTGGGCTGTTGCTCCACCCAGCCCTGATCGTCAACTCAGCCGGGCGCAAGTAAGCGTGATCGCTGATCCTGGCCCCTTGCTCAACCGGGTGGCTGGTGATTTCCAGTTCGTCGACGTGCGTTTCTTCCAACGTGACCTGAGCCGCGAAGGTGGCAATCTTGCGCGGTGGCTTGAAGAGGATGGACTGGAGACCAAGCTGCGCTCCTTGGATCGCCAGCCCCGTCAATTGATTTGACATTACTGAACCCTCGGTGTGAAGTTGCGGGTCAGGTCTGCATTGACCTGGCGCTGTTGGGCAGCTACTCGCTCTGCCGTCTGCTGCGGATCACTCCCGTTGATGATGAAGTTGTTGGTCTGCTGGATGGGAGCACCACTCAGACTGCTCACGTAATCACGCGTCTCAGCGGGAGCCCTCCCCAGCCCCTGCCGGTCGAGGTTGCCCTGCCCCCAGTTATAAGCAGCCAGGGCCATCTGGATGTCCCCGTTGTACTTCTTGCTGAGGTCTGCCATGTAACGCGCCGCGCCGCTCGCCGATTGCTCCAGATCATAGGGATTCGAGACGCCGTACTCTTTGGCCGTATTGGGCATGAACTGGAAGTGGCCGAGAGCCCCCTTCTTGCTCACCATGTTGGTGCCCTCACCTGACTCCTTCTTCCACATCTTGCCCAGCAAGCCAGGCGGCAGCGCGTACTGCTTCTCCAGCGACTCAAACAGGGCTCCCGGAGTCTTGCCAGAATCAGGCTTGGCAAATCCTTTGCCCTCACCCGGCTGCTTAGGATCGACGCGATGCGTGAAGATCCAGTCGAACAGGCTTTTCGGAGGACCCGTGCGTCGGCTCGTCTCCTCTTTGAATGGTGAGAGCATGGCATCAGGGATGCTCTTGTGCTGGCCCAGCCACCGGTTTAGCGAATCCAGATTGTTATTGAGGAAGTTGGCAAACTTTTGCATGCTCGGAAGCATCTCAGTGCTCAAGCGTGCTCCGATCAGACCCAGGCGCTCCCAGACCTCCTTCATGGAGTTCGAGAAACGCATGCCAGCCTCTGCCGCCTTATCCAGGTCAATGTTGGCTTCGGCCGCCAGGCGCTTGCGGAGGTCCTGGGCTTCCTTCAGCTTGTCGAGGCCATCCTGCAGAGCAAACAGGGTATCAGGGTCGATCCCGAACAGCGCTGCGTACTGCTCCGCCACGTATGGCGGCATCTTCTTCAGCTGGGTCACGAAGTCGGTCAGGACATCAGCCCGGTCACGCCCCTCGACCTTGACTCCTAACTGGTTTAGAAGCGCGGTCAAGCCAGGGCTGGCGCGCAGGGCCCTGGACATCGATTCGAGCGCCCCACGCATCTTGTCGGCGCCGAGACCAATCTGCCCACCAGCGAACTCCAGCGCCTGGATGTTGCCAACGGAAGACTTGACGCGCCGGCTTGAGTAGTAGAGCTTCTCCATCTCCCTGGCGAAGACGGCGGTCATGGTAGTTGCTGCCGCGGTCACCCCGAGGATGGTCTTCCCCAGATTGCCGGCAGTCTTGTCCATCTGCCCGAGGCCCTGGTTGAACTTCGACCGAGCCAGGGCGTCTACCTTGAAGCCGAGAGATACCAGGTACTCCCGCAATACTGCTTGATCAGACATGACGTCCTTCCTTGCTCTTGAGATGGGCGCGGTAACGGTGCTGGTTCTCTAGCTCCACATCAATGGCCTCGTTCAGCATAGCGATGTAAGCAAGATCAACCTCCCCGTTAACCAAACTCTCACCTTTGATCATGCCCCGGAGGACCGGCCGGAACAGCCAGTCCTCCTCCTCGACCATGGTGATGTAGTTGACTCCAGATGTGGGAGAAGTCAGGAGCTTTGCGAGGGAGTCCCTTCGCCTAGCCCCTCGAAGAAATCCCAGAGGTTCTCCTTCAAGGTCTCGACCACCAACCGGATCATGGCCACCATGTCGATGTCATCAAACATCAAGTTGGTGCCAGACGAGACAGGAGCGAAGCGACCCTCCCCCTGCTCCCGGCTCACCGCCTGGAGGCACGTGAAGATAACGTAGTTGGAATCGGCATCGCTCATGCGTGACAGGATCTCGGTGGCCGGTGCCAGGATCGGGGCAAAGTCCTCGAAGGTCGGGGGCTTGTCCTTATCTCCCTTGAGCATGGACATCGTGATGCCCATTGCCGCCAGGATGGGGGCAAGGCGCCGGCTCACGTGGAATTGAGCAAGCGCGGGCATCTTACCAATCCGGTAGTTGATGCCCTTGACTTTCACTGTAGTCTGATTCATGTTTTGGTCTCCGGTTGCTTAGATCAAGCACCCAGGGTGCGTTCGATCTTGACTGCGTTGAACTCCCAGTCGACCGTGCCCGCCTCCTTGGCGTAGCTCAGGTCGGGGGCCTTGGCGAAAGCCACCTGCTGGCAGGTGATCACGTCACCACGCTGCGAGTCGTTGATGGCAATCGTGTTCTGCCCGTAAGCCGCAGACGTTGACGTCTGGAAGGCGTACATGGCCGAGAGCAGCTGGTTGACCGGGGAGGTCTTGAGCAGGCGCACCACAATGCGGCCGCTCTTGTCAGCGTAGAGGCTGTGCTGCCCGCTGCCATCGGCGCCGATCAACATGCCCCCGATGTCACCAGTGGGGGAGATGCTGATGCCCTCCTCAGCGGCCCCCGCGCCGTTGCCGAGGGAGAAAGCGCCACCAGGGCCAACGATGCCCGCGTTGACGTCGAGAAAGCTGTAAGTCTGAGACATGGACTACTCCTTGAGTTGATGGGGGTTTATTGGTTGACCGTCACGAGCACGTCAGCGCTGTGGATGGCACCGGCCAGCTTGGCGGCAATCTGGATCGGCATGGCCAGGCGAGACGCCCGGTCCGACTGAGACTGGGACGAGACCGGAGCGTTGTAGATGTAGTAGCCCTTCTGCAGGTAGTCACCCTGCCCCAGCAGACCGAAGCCACCAGCGTTCCACTGACCCGGGGCCAGCAGGCCGTTGAGCACCGCTTGCGAGCAAACCGCTTCGCAGGCCGTCGTCAGAAGCTGCATGCCGGAGTCGGTCTGCGGAATCTTGGTCGTGCTGGTGTAGAGCAGGTTGTAGAGTTCGTTCTGGATCGTGACCGCCAGCCAGTCAGTCCCCATCACGATGTCGACGAACGTGCCATCGGCCATCACGCCGTCCTGGATGATGGCGGTGTCATTGGCGTAGTTGACAAAGACATTGTAGTTCTTGGCCTTGAGCGCGGCCGCCTGGGTGACGTTGAGGTACTCGGCGACCACTCCAGGCTCTTGCTTGAACTTGAGCGTGATGACAGTGTTGTTGCCGTTGTAGTTGGTCGTCATGATCCGGGCCATCGCCGAGACCACCGCCACTGCATCCGACGAGCTGTATTGGTACATCGTGCGCTTGTAGCCCAATTCACTCAGCAGGTAGCCGATGTCGGTGGTGGCTGCTGCGACGAGAGCTGCAGCCTCCGTCGAAGTCAGGCCGTAGACGTGCTTGACCGTGGCGCCTTCGATGTAGGCCGCCACCGCCAGGTGATCAGCGTTGACAGCACTGGGGATGACCAGGCCGTACCACTGCTGGCCGATCTCGCCGTCCATCAGGGTCGTGGCAGCAACCGCGGTTTCCAGAGCCTGACCCACGTAGAGGTACGCGCCGCTCGACGTGGAAGCACAACCAAGGATCGAGCTGATGTTGGTCCCGGTGGCTGCTGCGACGAGGAAGCCGATGCTGCTGGTGGGGCCTGCGGTCGTGCTCTCGAACTCGAAGCGCTGGTAGTTGGCATTCCACACGCAGGTGATCCCGGTCATTGCGTTCTGGATGATTGCGGCAACGGCGTTGAGGTTGGCGGCCGCGCTGAAGTTGAGCCCGGTGATGTCAGTGGGAGCCCCACCATCCTTGGTGATCTTGAAGGACCCCGTGGTGATGGCGTTCCAGACCGTCATGGCCTGCTGCGCGGCGCTCAGGGTTGCACCACGCAAGCCGCCACGAGCCGCCAGCTTCATCCAGCGACCCACGATCAAGTTGGTGGGTTGGGGGCTCTGCGAGAACCACTTCTGGGCTGCCAAGTACTCTTCGGCAGACGTACCGAAGTCGGCCGCGACGGAAGACAGCTCACCGTAGATGCGGTAACGCTCAACGGTGTCGATCACGGTGCTGGTGCCCATGACCAGCAAGTTGCTCAGGCTCTGCGCCTGGGCTCCTGCAGGAGTCAGCTGGACGCCGACGTTGACGATCTGATTGACGGGAAGAGTCGGTTGCATGATGTGTTCCTTTCAAGGAGCTGGGGGAAGAGTTATCGGGGACTCGTACTGCTCGTTGTTGAGCAGACTGTTGGGGATCCCCACCACTGACGGGATGCCGTAGACCCGCTTGATGCGGCGGCGGAAAACAACTGTCATGTCCACGCGAGTCACCCACTTGTTCTTAAACAAGGCCGGGATGTTGCGCGCGGGCAGGACCTCAGTCAGTTTGATGCCGTATCCAAGGAGGTCATCCCGGTTACGATCAATCTGGAGGCCGTCTTCATACCTCTTGCAAAGGCCAGAGGCATTGGGACCGTAGAAAGACATGACGAGTTCGATCCGCTCGTCCTTCTCCAGGTAGTCACCTCCAAGACCCCCGTTTAAGCTTGGGTCGTGGTTCTTGTAGGCGTACTTGTCACCCTCCATCACGGTGACCCCGATGGCCACCCAGTTGGTGGTGAAGTCGGGCTGGTTGGGTGGTTCAGGTTGCCAACGGGGTCTGACCAAAGAGCCAGTGACCCCGGTGACCCCCACTACATTGGTCTGGAAGACATCGGCCAGAGCGTCATCGTAGAGCGGAGCGGGGCTGACGCCTGGCGGCAAATAGGTGGTTGCCATCTGATCTCCTAGCTAGGGGCGTCAGTTGCGTTCATCGACTCTGCCACAGCCTCGTACATGCCGGGGCCGAAGCGCGAGTACGGGTAGACCTGCTTCACCGTGTAGGTCGTCCCGTTCCACACGATCTGATCGGGTTGGTACCCAACTGAGGCATTGCGAAAGGCGAAGACGCTGGCCACGAAGATCATGCGGGGAACCATCTGCCCGTCATCGCGACGCATGAGATCAGCGGGATCCTGTTGGGTCACCACCCCGGTCAAGCTGGGGAAGGACTCCTCCGCTGTTGGAATCGTTCGACCGTTGCTCCCCACCGGGTCGGTCCGCCGAATCACATCGAAGGAGTCCGCTAGCATGGGGTCACAGGTCACAAACGAGACGTCAAGATCCGGCATTACTTTCTCCTCTTGCGCGAGCGGATGACGTAGGTCACTGCGTCGCGCATCTGTGTGGTGTCAATCAAGGGCTTGGCTCCTGATGCGCTGGGGGCTTCGCCGCGCTTGCGTGCGGCCAGTTCGGCCTTAGCCGACTTGCCGCCCCTCTGACGCCTGGCTCTAGCTTGCAAGGTCCTGTCACTCAGGGGTGGTTCAACCCCTGAGTTGATGTAGCGCTGGATGCCAAGCTGGGCAATTAGCCCAACCTGGGTCAGACCCACCTCAACCAAGTTGGAAGGGGAGCCAGCACGAGTGGCCGCCGCCCCCACCTGCTTAAGCTTGGCGTTAAGCTGCTTCTGCACGCTCTCAATGCCCGGGAGCATGAAGGGGCGGGCCGGGATGTTCTGCTCAGGAGCCCCGTTGTCATGGATGTAAGCCAGGGCAGCGTTTGTGATCTCGCCACCCTCCCCATCCACGCCAGGATCACGCCCGGCGCCACTCTCAGGGAATCCGACCAGCACTTCGACGTCGGCAAGCTGGTTTAACGCGGTCAGGAGCTGTTTTTCTTCGCCCTTGATGATCTTGACCCCGTTCTTGCCATCGAAGCTCCTGCGCGGTTTTGGTGGGCCGCCTGCCCCGAAGATACCCATGGCAATTCCTAGTTCACGTAGGGGCCTGGCCAGGCCTGGGGATACCAGCCCGGCAAATCACCACCCAGGGGGACGCCCACCTGGACGGGGCCAGCCCCAAGCATCTTGAGCAGCCTGATGTACCGGAGACCGTAGGTCGTGAGATTCCAGTGGCCGGCGTCAAGCTCCATGACAGAGGAAGCATCCCGCCCGTAGCTGACCTTGTCAACCGAGGCCGAGTTAACGGCGCCCTCGATCTGACCCGGCTTCTGCCCCAGAGGGCCAGCCTTGTTGGACTGGTATTCAAGCACGAGCTGGTGAGCCACGAAGAGCTGAACGCCTGTGTCGAAAAGATCGCCCCAGCGCTCCGAGTTCTGGAGCTTCGCCGCCAGATCGGCCCAGAACTGAACCTGGGGCTCGGGATACGTGGTTGCGTTGGCAAAAGCGGGGAAGGCCTGCCGGAAAGCTGCTACTGTGAATGCCATCAGAATCTCCTTCTAGTAGGCCTCGGCCCCTGATTCAATCTTCGGCCGCGTCGTGCTTGACCTGGACACCCTGGGCCTTGCTGAACCAGTGGGTCGCGTGAGACTTGGGCATGTCCTGGATGCCAACGCCGTAGTCAATCACCGTGTTGTCATCGCAGGTGAGGCGGAAGGCCTTGGGGACCACAGCGGTCACCAGGTCGGAGTCACCGGGCGAGGTCTGGTGAGCCTTGTCCAGCATGGGGGTGGGAACCTCGTTCTTGGCGAGGAGTTGACGACGACCGAGGCCCGTGGCCTTGGCTTCATCATTGGTGGTGGACGCTTTGCGCGGATCCTCACCTTGCTTGTTCGTGCCGGCTTTGCCCGCGGTCTGGGCTTTGGCGTTGTTGGTTGCCATGTCATGCGCTCCTAAAAAAGAAAGAAAAGGGAGGCCCCGTAAGGCCTCCCTGTTTGCTTGCGAAATGCTTCAGCCCGTGATTACAGGCCGTCGCGGTAGGCCACGGTCTCGGGATACACCACCTCGACCACGCCCATGCGGCAGTAGTAGGTCGACTTGTGGTAGATCGAGTCGTACTGGATCGGGGTGCGCTGCAGCATGGTCATCGGGAAGCGGACGTACTCCTTCTTCTTCGAATAGGCCACCATGCGATCCACCGTGCCCTCGGTGCCGATCGTGCCGCCAGAGCCAGCACCCACATTCCACTTGGCCGGCTGAATGACGATCCGACCATTGCCCGAAGCCGTCACGATGTTGTTCTCCAGCAGGTACTTCAGGATCGAGACCGAGCCAGCCGTGGACACCACCTGGGTGCTGATCGCACCGAATTGCTTCGGCGGAATCAGGATATGGGTGGGCATCACAGCGTAACCGGAGGCAGTCCACGAGCTCTGCAGGATGGCGTTGACATCGGCCAGGATTTCCGCCGGTGTCTTGTTGGCCCACAGGGGAGAGGCCGCAGCACCGTTCGGCAGGTTCGAGACGTTGGTCACCAGCACGTTGTTGACCAAGCCGGTCACACCGATGTTGGCATCACCCACGTACACCTGCTCGTCGGTGTCCATCTGGTGCTTCAGCTTGAGGGCTTCGTACTTCTGGGCATCGATGGGGCGGCCCATCTTGGCGGCCGATTCCAGTTCGAGGATGGAGTACTTGATCTCCAGGCCCCACGGGGTCAGGGGCTGCGGGTACTTGCCCGTATCCACGCCGACGCCACCGATCTGATCGGTCGCCTTGCCAATCCAGGCCTTGCCATTGCGGATGCCTTGGCCCGCGCCCAGGTTGCTGGCGCTGCCGAAGGTCGTCAGCGTGAAGCTGGAGGCCTCGTCAGCAATGGTCACGTCTTCGCGCAGGTCGATGTCGCGGGACCAGGTCACCGCGGCCAGGGGCATGTGCAGGGTCTGGTCGAGACGTTCCAGTTCACCGACCAGGAAGGCGCCGGTGGAGTCGACGGTGCGCTTGCCGTCGTAGGTCTTGTACGCGTGATCGAGCGTCTTGCCCCGCTGGTCACCGATGGCGTTGATCGCCTGCTGACCGGTGGAGATCGAGTCGAACGTCTGGTGATCCAGCGTACGCGCGCGGATGATGGCCGGGAAGGCCGAGAGGATGCGTTTCATGTTGGTCATTCCTAACTCAGGTTGATGATCGGGTTGTTGTGGTTACCTGGGATCAGGCATTGCCCGGCCACACGCGCATCTCGGCGATGCCGGCCGCGTCAGGCGGGCTCACCCACTGTGCGTTGAGGACCTTGCTGGTGTTGGCCGGCGTGGCGTCTTCAGCAGCCTCGAAGCCACCGATGACGTGATTGCCAGTCGAGGCCACCACCCACACCCAGACGTCACCACCCTTCTTCGGCGGGTTGGCGCCGAAGTTGTTGCACTTGACGATGACAAAGCCATCGTCCAGCACATCGATGACACCGGAGGTCGGAGGGACCGCGGCACCCAGGGTCGCCGACATGCCGCCGGACTGCTGCTGGGTGGGATACGGGCGCACCAGAACCCCGGCGATCAGCTGGGCGTCACCGGTGTCGGCCGTGGTGAAGCCACGGTAGGTGTTGTCGGTGGCATCGAACAGCACCGGGTCCCCGTACAGGCGAACCGGATCGTTGGTGTCCTGCAGGCCCGGAACGATGCTGGCCGGATGAGTCCGGTTGACATCGCCAGGGAAGCCGGCGCCCATGCGGTAGGTGAAGGCCACATCACGCGTGCGTGCGCGCGTGATGGGAGCGATGCTGGCAAGAGCCGCAGCCGCCAGGGGTTGCAGTTTGAAGGTCGATTTCATTTCGAGATTCCTTGTTAAGGGAAATTGAGGAATGGGTTCTTGGAGAGGGTTGGTGGATCAGACTTTCTTCGACTGCTCCTCCCAATACTTCTGGTTGGCCAGGTTCATGTCGGCAAGCGTGGTGATACCACCTTGCTCGCCACCAACCCGCTTGCCACCGCTGGGGAGCCCGGAACTGTCACGGGTCTGAGCGGCGTTGTTGAGAAGAGCCTTCGCGCCGGCAGCGGCCTTGAAGACCGAGGCCACGTCAGGGCAGGTCATGCCCATCAGATCGAGGTCCTTCTTGCCGGTCACGGTCGAGATCAGCGTGGCACCATCGGACGTTGCGTAGCAGGCCGTCAGAGCAGAGCGGCGCGCATTGCACATGCGGTCGATGGTCTTGGCGCGCGACATGGCGGCATCGAAGGTGGGCATGCGGAAGCCAGGGACCAGGAGTTCGGCCTGAGCCAGGACGTTCTGGTACGAGTTTTCCAGCGCACGGCTGTCCTGGCCCTTGGAGGCGGAGTCGCCGGTCTTGCCCTTCTTGAACTGATCGGGCATCTCGCCGTCCTTGTTCTCTTCGTCGGGGTCCGCGTCGTCGGTCTTCTTCTCTTCCTCTTCCTCGTCGGGATCGGCGTCACCGGTACCACCAGCCAACTTGGACAGGACATCCTTGATGCCTTTCAAGTCGTCCATGATGGCAGCGTGGCCAGCTTCGAGGCTCTGGAACCGGGCCTCGGTCTCGTCGTCGAGGGTCTTGGTCCCGGCATCCGGATTGGGATCGGGCTCCTCCAGGTTGGGGTCGGGATCTTTCTCGTCACCCGTCATCACATTGCCGGCGTGGGATTTGCCGGTGTCAACGTGCAGGTGGATGTGAGTGGCACCACCCTCGCCGCCTTCTTCCAGCTCGTCGGTAGATTTGCCGGACTCCAGAGCTTCGAGTTCGGACTCAGCATCGGTCACACGCTGGCGTGCAGAGGCAATCTGCGCAGCAAGCGGGACGCGACGCGGGCCACCCCCCGTGTTGATCTTCACGCGTTTCGTCGTCATTTCATCTTCCTTTCCCGTGAGGGGTTGATAGTCGCTGTCGCCAATTGCACAGCGCGGGCCACAGCGACCTTTTCCGACCAGCGCGATATGGTTGCAAAGGATGTTGGTCTGACGACCAACGCCCGGAGCAATTTCTTGGTAATCAGCGTCGTAACCGAGGCTGACCTGCCGTTTGCCCCCGAGGACCTGCTCAATCAGCTGGGCCTCAGTGATGATCAGATCACCAAGCAAGACCTCAGCCTCGTCACCCTCACCCCTGCGGATGTTGGTGGTGGCGAAGCCCCGGCTCAGGACCTTCCAGTTGGTCGGGGTCACGTCATCGTCAGGATGCTCGTCAGTGACTGCCGCACCCTTGATCGACCCGATGGTCACGTCATTGAAGAGGTCCTCTTCACGACGCTCGACGTAGGCAACCCCCTCGGTCCCAACTTCAATGGGCGTCTCGTTGGGGCCGTACATCATCCAACCAATCCGAGCAATCGGAACGTTGAGGCAAAGCAAGTTGCCGTTCGGCAGCTTCTTCATGTTGGGGCCGATCTCCTCAGCCACGTAGATGCCATCAGCAACCAAGGCTGCTTTGTCGTGGGTGGGGGGACCCCGGTCATTGGTGGCCGAACGGATCAGCTTCTTCCGCAATTGAGTCATTGCCTTCTCCTTCCAAAATCGTGGTTGTTAAGTCGGGAGCCACTTTAGCGTGGCATGATCGTAGATGTAACGGATCACCTGCCCCGCGGTCAGGGTTGCCGGGGCGTTGTTGAAGGTGGCCCCGGCCGAAGCCAGGGTGAGGGCAGTGCCCACCGCGGCCTGCGTGTAGATCACGATCACCCGGCCATCATTTCCAGCCGAGGCCGCAGGGAAGTTGATCGTCAAGGATGCTTGCTGCGTCCCAGTGAAGCCGACGTAGTCGGTGCTTTCGGGGATCGTGTAGCTCGCGGAGGCCTGATTGTTCACCACGGCCTTGGGCTTGCCCATCGTCACCCCGCTGGGCAGCAGAATCTGTTTGTTCTCACTGTCAGCCCGGAGAACGCCGAGGTTGAGCAGCTCCTGAAGGATGGGAGAGGGAGCCGTGGGGCGGTAGGGGTTCATTTCTGATTCCTTTTCTTAAAGCGTGACCACCGGCAAGGTGCCGGCCACCGTGATGGTATTGTCTGAGTCAGTCACCGCAACGCATCGCAGGTGGTAACTGACATTGCTCAGACCACCAATGATCCTTTGCGTGACCGATGGTGAACTGATGACTGGTGCCCCGCTGAGGATCGCAGCGGGTGACGAATCATTACCCGAGACCACAGCAGCGGTGACGGTGGCGCTGAGTATGTTCTCACCAGTGCCCAGCTCTTTCGTGAAGTCGAAGCGGACAAGTCGACTCTCCGCTATGTCCTTGGGTCCGATCTGAGTTGGCATTGTTTACCTTTCAATATCTGTAATCGTCCAACACCGCGCAGCTTGAGCGATGGTCAGATCCTTCTTGGAACCCACAAGGGTGAAAGACCGTTGATCAGGGATGACGTCAAGTTCGGCCACCTCGGGATTCGATATGACCCAGTACCGCTTCGCGTTGGTCAGGGTTGCGAAGATGACCTCGGGTCCCATGAACCGCACCGAATCCGTAGCGTTGGCCTGCTCAAGCTGAATAGCCAGGGTCGTCCAAGTCACGCTGACTACATCAGTGGCGTTAGCAACCTCATGCACATTGACGAAGAGCGTGCTCCCCAGGCTCGAACTAGCCTCTGTGGCGTTGGCGGTCTCAACGATGACGCCGACACCAACTTCTCTGATCCCATTGGACTGGTCAGTCGCCGTAGCAGGCTCAACGCTAGCAACTGGGACCAAAAGCCCACCGCTCACTGAATCGGTCGCCGTAGCAGCCTCAACCCTTGATGCTGAGGTCGAGGCCACGGCTGTGACTGAATCGGTGGCCACAGCAGGCTCAACTCTCGACGCCAGGGCCAAGGTCGCAGCACTGGCTGAATCGATTGCCGTAACCGACTCAACCCTTAAACCCAGGGCCACCGTACCAGCGCTTGCTGAATCAGAACTGGTGGCCACCTCAGTGGTGCCCGCCGCAAGCACCTTGATTGCGGATGATGAGTCCCCGGCGCTCCCAGCTTCAACCAACCCAGCCCCGACCACCATGCTTGCGGATGGTGATTCAGTCGCGCTAGCCGCTTCTGCCTGGCTAGCTGTCTGTGCCCCTCCTGATGATGCCCCATCCTGGGTTTCGGATGCCGTTGCTGCTTCCGTGACCTGGGCTCCTGCCAGCATGACGGCACTCTCCGCGGAGACCGCGGTCGCAGCCTCGGATGCCGCTGATGCGGTCGTCTTGAGCCCGGTAGAGGTCTCAGAGGCTGATGCTGTCTCCGTGGCGCTCGCAACCGCAAGAGCCTGGGCAGTCGATGCTTCGACAGCGGTGGCCGCTTCGGTTACGCCTGCACCTCGGGTGGCAATGGCGCTGGGCTGATCCTGCGCGGTACTGGGCTCTGTCGTGCTCGCACTCGTGGTACGTAGCCCGGTCTGCGCCTCACTGGCGGTGGCTGGCTCAGAAGTGCTTGCGCTCTGCAGCACACCCCCTGCCTGCGTCTCGGACGCAGTCGCGGTCTCGCTGATGCTGGCCGACGTAGTGGCAATAGCCGTTTGCAGGTCGGATGCAGTCGCGGCCTCTGTGGCGCTGCGAGCCGACGACATGATGGCTGACGATGAATCAGCGGCAGTTGCTGGCTCGGTAGAGGCCGCAGCCCGGATGACGACGACACTGCTTGAGTCTCCCGCGGTTGCCGCTTCCGTGACATCAGCAGACTGGGGGGCTGACCCAGAGGGCAGGAATAGCAGAATCAATGACATAGCTTACCCAGCCCTCTGGAGCAGTTAGTAGCCCTGCGTCACGCGGGCAAGGATGTGAGCGTGAACGGTGCCGGTGATGGCCGCCGAGTTGACCACGTTGAGCGAATGATTGTTGGGCACGTCGATCTCGAAGTCCAGCAGATCACTCGGGTTGTTCGCCGCGACGCCGTACTTCAGCGACCAGACCACGACCTGCGATGCATCGCGTAGCTGAAGCTGAAAGCCCGCAGTGGCCGTCGAGGAAATGACGATCTTGATTCGGAGGATGGCCCCGTTGGGTGTTTGCTCGTTGATCGAGCCGCTGGTAACCAGCACGGTGTTGATCGCCGGGTTGACCTTGTCATTGCCGGTCCACAGACGGAAGTCGCTGGCCAGTGCCGAAGCACTCAGCAGCAGCGAGGCGAACAAAAGAACGAAAGCGCGGGAAAAGGATTTCATGATTTACTCCACTTCAAAGTCAATGAGCCAACCTGTATTGCCTGCGGCGCTATTCGTTACCTGAATGCACCGCAGACCCTGATTCTGTCGGAGAATGATTCCACCGGCAGCCTTCTGTGAGTCCGACAGAAGCTCTAACCCGCCGAGGGAGGCGAGGATGATCGTGCCAGCGTTTGTCTCTTCGCTGTTGATCTGATAGTTGCGGAGCGTGACGCCTGCGGTCGCACCACCGGCTGGCTTGCTGCGGCACGTGATGTCGGCGTCGAGCGCTGTCTGGCTGAGGTCACGAAGCGCGGCGGTCTGTGCCGAGCCGCCCGTGCCAACTGCCGTGGTGCGCTGCAACTGCCACGCGAACGCGATGCCCGTCACCGCCGTCACGATGTCCGGTATCTGCCGGATGGACTTGACCCGGACGATCAGCGCGGCATCCGCGTTGAACAAATCCCAGTGGATCGTGTTCGCTGCGGCGACGTGGACCTGCGAGGCGATGTTGTAGGTGTAGACAGGCAACGACCCGATGATGTGGCCCGACACGTCTGCCTGCATCATCACCTGATGCTCTTTCCCGCCCGCAAGCTGCGTCGCCACGGTCGCCCCAGCGCCTGGCGTGACGGTGATCGAGTCGTTGGCTAAGGACATGGATTACTCCTCCGTCTTCGGGGGGATGGCCTCGATCTGCGCATCAGTGAAGACGCGCTGCTGGGTCTCACCCTCGTTGTCCTTGTACTCGACGAGGTACTGGACTTCGTCTTGCACAACCACGGGGCGCAGCACGACGCCGGTGAGGGTCGTGTGCTTGATGGTCACGGGAGTATCTTTTTTCAGCATGGTCGTTCTCCTTACAGCGATGCTGTGTAGCTGACGTTGAGGGTATCGCCGGATCCCAGGATCTTGTCGCCACCGGTGAAGGTGCCGGCGGAGTAAAGGATGCCCGTGGTGCCACCCTTGGTGCTGACCGAGGTGAGGAAACAGCCCTTGATGGTGGTCGTGGCGTTGATGGAGAAGGCCGATGCAGCGCTGGTGGCTTTGCTACCACCACTGGCCGCAGCGAAGGTTGCAGCCGGACGGGTGCCCTGGGTGTATTGCTGATCCTCGACCCAGCCCCCGTGCGTGGCCATCGTGTCACCAACGGCCGGGCCAGTGGTGTAGCTGGTCGCGCCGATCAGACCGAGATACCATGCGGCGGTGTAGGCAGAGCCGGCGAGGTACTTGTCCAGTGCGTCGTTCTTGCCGACCGTGGTCACGAGGTTGTCGATCGTGTCGGTCCACTTGACCTTGCCGTCGATGCCGGTGCACGTGACCGCGTAGACGCCGTGCGCCTCTGCTCGTTCGTCCAAGCCAGCGCCGATGCCAATGGAGGCAGTAGCGCTAGCCACGGCCGTCAATTTTTCATTCATCATCATCTAACTCCTTGTTGCGTTACAGATCAGGCAAAACAGGTTCAGGAAAACAGCGGCAGTTCGGTCCTGCCCCTGCGTGATAAGGTGCAAGGCTCGCGTCAGTCTTGGGAGGGCTATCCCAGCGGACGAACTTGCCTTCCATCTTGCGATGAGTGTGACGCACGTCGAGGTCTCCCACGGTGCGCCAAATGTAGCCGTCGCTCCCCGCGTAGGTGGCCCTGGCTTGGGTCAGGGTAGTGGCAGCGCGGGAGACCTCCGTGCGAGCGATCATGCGGGCGCGGTTCTCTGAGACCTGGCCCGTGCGCATGATCTCCTCCTGGATCGATCCGGAGCGCTCACCGTCAATCATGGATTCGGTGGCCAGCCGGTTGACCCGCTCTGCCGCATCCCTGGGGAGGCTGGTGATCAGATCGACCTGCTCTGCCATCAAGCTCTGGTAGACGGCGCCAATGGGGGCTTGCTCGATCTCGGCGCGCAGCCCCCTACTCATCTCAGCGCCTTGCTCGCGCCAGGCCTTGGCGTTGCGCCTGGCGACGTCTGCCACCATGTACTCAGCCACCGAGCGTGCCCAGGGACCAATGAGCCTAGAGTAATCGTCGAGGGCTTTGACCAACTCATCCTTGCGGGTAAGTGGTAGGACCCCGTTGGGGGCGAACCCCTTGACGATCACCCCGATCTGCTTGGCAACCTGGCGCAGCCTGGTGTTATATGAGCTTTCGGCGCGGCGTGCCTCCAGCCATCGGGCGCGCTTGCCCGTTCGGTCCAGTCTTGGCATCTTCATCTCCTGGCAACTTCTCACTCGGGTCGACCTCACCAGCGCCAGGCTCTGAGCCCGGCAGGGGAGGACCACCCAGGGAATCTAGCAAGCCCTCACCACCGGGTGGTGCAATCTCGTCGTCCGCTGCCTCAATAGACTCCTGCGTGACGTTGGTGAAGATACCCGTTGACTTGCTGACCTGGCGCAGCTCGCGCAGAGCCGTCTTGCGTCCGATCAGGCCTGCCTCATAGGCTCCGGTGACCGCGCTGCCCACCGTGCTTGCGTTGGTGGCCTTGGCCGTGTCGTCAAGCTGCCACAGGCTGGCAAACTCGATGGCGAAGTTCCTGGGCAAGCTGATGCCCATGCTCTGCGCGGTGAGCTTGTAGATCGTGGTCATGCCAACGAAAAGGTCCTTGACCTGGCGCTGGTTGATGTTGTCGTAGTAGGTCCGCAGATCGGATTCGCCGCTCGCACTGAGACCCGCGGGGCTCTGACCGAACAGACGCACCAGAGGTATCTGGAGGGCTCCTGACAACTGCTGCCCGAACTGGACAAGCGCATCGCTGAGACCCGAGAAGGCGCTGTGCCCCTGGACCTCGAACTTGTCCTCGCCATCGACCAGCGTAATGCCCTCCATCCCTTGGAAGCGCCGCATGATCTCCGTGTAAGCAACTAGCCCTTCCATGGGCTTGCCTCCGGTGGCCACAAGCTCGCGCAGCCCCTTGATACTCAAGGTCCGCAGGTAAGCCTTGTAGACCAACTGAGCCGCCCCAGTGGTTGCGCTGTCAAAGGCCACCATGCGATCGTAGAGCCGCTCAAGCACTGAGATGCCCCAGAGGTTCTCCGTGAGCCTCTGCTGGAATGGCAGCTTGATGCCTTCGATGCGGAAGGCCAGGCGACTGTGGTGGATGATCACGCCACGCAGAGCCGGGGCGCTGGCAAGCACCGTGTAGTAGCGCGGGAGCCCCATGTGCGGACCAAAATCCGTGACGAGGTCTTCCAGGCTGGGTTCGATCTGCCAGCGGTCCAGAGGGAGCACCCCCTTGAACTGGCCCTTGCGCACCGTGTCGAGGCGCAGGGGTGTCTTCATGTCCTGGCCATCAACCAGCAGCACGCCGATGCAGCCACCGTAGAGGCGGCCCCACTTGATCGTCTCGTTGGTCGCATCCCAGATACCCATGTTGGTGATCTCGGACTCGATTGCCTCGGAGTCATCGGGTGGCATCTCCGTGGTGAAGTCGACCCCTGCGCGCGTCATATCGTCTGCTATCAGATCGATAGCCACGCCACCCAACCACGAGCCCCGATGGATCCACTCAAGGAGGGTCCGGTTGCGCGTGATGGGGTTGTAGCCGTATGAGCCCGATGACAGGGCGTTGTCTGCGCCGATGCCGATCTTCTGAGCGAAGTTGACGAAGCTGTCGTTGGTGACCCCGCTGATGCTCGACCCCGTATGGAGTTCACGTCGGACGCGGGTGTCCTGGGCCTTGGCGTCACGCACCAAAGCCTTGACAGATGTTTTTGCCATGACGGCTCCTTGTTATGGGCGGGCTTTCATGTAGCCCGGTTCCCCTGGCTTCGCATGCTTGTTGCCTTGCTGGGCCTTGTGCCCTGCTTTGGCTTCTTCATCCCAACGGGCTTTGATCTCACCCGCGGTCCAGCCCTTCCCCTTGAGGTAGTTGTGGTCGGCCTTGCTGTAGTTGGGATGGCTGCTCAGATCAGCGTGGGCCTTCGTCTCGGCCGCTGCTTGCTTTGCGTGGAACTCTTTGTTGGCGGCCGCCTTCTGTGACATCGAGGTGCTGCCGGTCTTGGCGGGCTTGAGCACTTCGGGGTCAACGTCGTATTTGAAGCCTGATGCCTTCTCCAGCTCCTTGACTGCGTATTGCAATCCTTCGATGTGCTCCTTGCGGCCTGGCTGGTGACGCAAGTCACTGATGTACTCCTCAATGGAGTTGACCATCTTGCGGTGCTCGGGATTGTCGAGGACCTCACGGAAGGTCTTGGGCTTGGCAGCGTTGGCATGAGCCGACTTCGCAGCAGGCTTGGCAGAACCACCACCACCACCGCCGCCACCGGAGCCGAACTGACCGTTCTTTGCGCGGGGGTGGTCGCTCTCCTTGAACTCACCGGCGTCGCGCGTATGGACGTGGATGTGAATGCTCTTGCTCATGGTCAGGCCTCCAGGCGGGTCGAGAAGTATTCCAGCATCTCGGTCTTGTAGACCGCGACCTGGGGATGGAGATGCATCACGCGCACCCTGCTGATCTCCGTGACTGCGTGATGCGGCACCCAGGTGGAGGCCCGTTTGATCTGGGCCACCGCTGACATCGCAGCCGCGTTCTTGAGGTTGGGTGCGCTGGGCATGCTCTTGCGTGCCGTGGCCACGGTGGCCTCCGCCACCTGCTCGACCGCCTTGGCAGTCGGGGTCTTACTCGTCATGTTGATACTCCTAGTGTTGATGAGTGGGGAGCTTGTCTTCCCCCAGCCTGGACCATACCCCGATGGCGCCGCTACGCTGGATATACCCGTCGAGGCCATAGCGCACGCCGTCCCAGCAGTGGTTGTCCTTGTCGACGAGGACTGGCAAGACCATGGGCTGGCCATGCTCATCCGTCTGCTTCTTGTCGACCTTGTACCTCCAGAGCCTTGCTTCCCTGGCGGTCTTGACGCAGCGCGGGTGGATGATGATTTCAGTGAAGCCACGGAGATGGGTGACCCCATCCTTTACGCAGCCCTCCCACTTCTCCGCAGCCGAGATTGCAAACCCACGCCGGCGTATATGGCTGATAGTCTCCGGTCGAGCCGAATCAGCTTTGATCGGCCAGTCTCGGGAGCCGGGTACGGAGTCGTAGAACTCCGCCATGTCGTCGAGCTCGACCCCCGTGCCGTAGGCCTCGTACTCGATGTACAGACTGCGTTTGCGTCCACGCTCGATAACGAAGAAACGGATAAGGGTGTTGGGATCTTGAGCAAAGCCAAAGTCAGCACCGAAGTGCAGACGCTCCGCCTGGCGCCAGAGGTCATCATCAAACTCCTCGACTCGGTACTTACCATTGAGCACGATCGCATTGCTGACCTTCAGGGGCAGGCCGAGCCAGACGTGCTCGTACATGTGGAAGTCGGTCTCCCGATCTTCCTCCATCTCCTCGCGCAAGACCTGGGGGAAGTAGGGATTGCTGTCGTAGTTGATCTTGTGGATCAAGTAGCGGCGATCCTCAAACGAGTCCATGGTCAGGGCGTCGTTGATGTCGAACTCTTCCCCCATCTCCTCAGCTGCCCGCTTCATGGGCCGGACCACAACGCGCTGGAAGGTCGCGTCGTCTTCGGTGATCAGGTTGAAGCTCACCCAGATTTCAGCGTCATCACCACGGATGGTAGGCGTCAAGGACTTCCACGAGGCGTTGGTCACGGTCTGGGCTTCCTCCACCCAGCAGATGTCAATGCCCTCCGTAGACTTGATGCCCTCCTCGTTGCTGTGCAGGCCCTTGAAGATGAACTCAGCGCCGACGCGTGACTTGATCGAGCTGTCAGTTACGGTGAACCAAGTCTCCATGCCCAGGCGCTCGATCGTGTCCTTCAGCAGCTTGTGGCTGGAGTCCTTGATGGAGTTCTGATACTCACGCGTGCAGAGGATACGTAAGGGCATGCCAGCCGCAAGGCGGATGAGTGCCTCCGCAATGCCCCATGACTTCGCAGAGCCCCGGCCACCCCAGAAAATCTTGTAGCGCTTCTTCTTGTAGTAGAGCTTGCTCAGTGGGTGGCTCTTGTTGAGCACCAGGCTCGGGCCATCCTTGAACTCAGGACGTACGTCAGGATTTGAGCTTAACGCGGTCTCGCGGTTTCTCCGTGCCTTCTCCCTGCGGGCTCTCTCCGCCAGCGCTAAGACTAACGCCTGCTTCGGAGGCAAGCTGCGTAATGAGCTGATCGAGGTCATGGTCACCTACTCCACTAATAACTTCCACGGTGCTGATCTTCGGAGCGTAGTAGGGAGCGGCCGCCTTGGCAGCATCGAGTCTACGTTCTACGCTGATCGGGACGAGACGCGTGGTCTGACGACCAGTCTCTGCCTCGACGTCGATCTCCTCCTGCGGCTCGCCTCTAGCAATGCTTAGGAGGATTTCGTGGGGCAGCAATCCGGTGAGCCTGGCCTTCTCCCTGGCCTCAGCGCTCATGCGGTTAGTGGAGTTGGGCTTGCGTCCTGCTCCTGGGCGCCAGCCACCTTGTCCTGATGCTACCTTGAGTTGCTTACGTGGTGTGGGTGATTCCATGATATTTTTTCTCCGTCTCTACGGTGCGTGGTAAGACCCTAGCTAGTGTCTGCCTTAACGTGGTTACGCACGCAAAGCATTGGCCATTTGCTGGGGCTCTCTTAACTACCTCAAGTAATGGGGTTTGATTGTTCCCATTACGCAAGGCTCGTCAATTTGATTAGACCGGGTGGTGGTCAACCTAGGGATCCAGCGGGAGGCTCCGCAAGAGTGCAGCTGTCAGCATGACTACGTACTGGTTGCCGGCTTCATCCTTCATGAGGATGTCGACCGTAGGCAATCCTGCTTGCGTGCCGTGCTTGACCACGACGACCTTGGTGAATCTCGATTGCCTTGATGGGATCACGGTAGACGTAGCCCTGATCGATGGCATCCGCTGCGTCTTGGCAGATCACGATGTTAAGGTGTTGTTGGATTCCGTTCATTGCTTCTCCTTGGTTAAAGCCGCCCACATCCTGAGGGTAGCTAGTCTTGCTAGGTCTATGGCGTCATGCGGGCTTATTGGTTTTGCTTCCCTGTTGGGCTTGGCCCTACGTACTAGGACTGCTGAGATCGGTGTGGTCTTGCTACGTTGGTGCTTTAACGTAACGATGCCCGATGCTTGGGGGATGTCGTCGTAGAGCTTGGGATCCCAAATCTCGGCGGGCATTACGTAGTAGTGCTTCCAGACCTTGGCTGGCCACTCAAGCCGGGTCGGTTGTCCTGATCTACGTGACCACGGTCGCTTGACCCACCACTTGTCCTTACGCAGATCGGCCTTCAGGTCTGACCTGCTGATCTTGATTTCGACGTCGATGATGCGGAGACCCTTACGCTCGATGACTAGGAGGTCGGTTTCGTTGCCCGTCCAGTAGCAGTTGGGTACTACGAGGTCGGCGCGCTTGAAGATTTGGTAGGCGATGGCCTTGCCGATGAAGTCGGCGTTCCACTTGGTGTCATCCAGCATGGGGTCTCCTGCTGATCGGGGTGAGGCATCCGGGTCTGTTGGTGGCCGGCTCGCATGAAGCAGCGTTGGCGTTCCACTTAACCCCGAGAGGAGATTCCATCAGGACCAGACGACGGCGCTAACCCGTTGTCCCGACTACGTAAGAACCGGATGCCTCAAAACTTTGCATTGACCAAGCCGCCTGCGGGTGGCGAAGCATTAAAGGGTGGGACTCAGCAGTAGTGTCTTGTCTGGTCTTATCTGCCTTCAAGCGGCTTGGTCAATGCTGGTGGGATCCCAAAACGACCCCGACCCCCAACCGAGGAGGTCGGGGGCTTGGCAAAGCAGACCATCAGGGCAACTTCCAACAGTCATGGCCGAGGCCAAGGGACTGGGAGTGGGAGACAAGCGCCCCCAGTCCTACTAGGACCCTGATGGACCACCCAGGCCGCACAGGCTTGGCCGGGGACCCTTGGTGTGCCTCAGACAACAAAAAAGCCCGCCATACGATGCGCGGGCTTTGCCTGACGGGATTTCCACCACTAATTGATGGAGGGGAATATTAACTGATTTTTACACACGGGCAAAACTGGGGTGGCAAACAGGCCCGGGAGCCCGCCCAGATCGAGCCAGGCGCCACGATCTCAGGCCGGGGGTCCCTCTATATATAGAGGCGCGTAAAAGCGCCCCAGAGGCCGGTTAATCAATACCTGGTTAAAAACCCAGGGTATTACCCCAGGTCTCCCACGATGCCGGCGCCCACCAGGATGGGGTCGATTGCCAGCCAGGCTTCATCCTCGATCTGGCTTAGGAGGGTCATCACCCAGTCACGGTGCTTGGCCGCGGTGGCCATGCTGACCTCTGCCTCATGGGCGATGTCAGTGAGGGTTGCTGTCTGGCCACACAGGAATTGCTCAACGAGGAGCTTGCGCAGCTTGGGCTGTGGGCTCATGGGGTGCTTCTTCCCATCCCGGCGCAGCATCTCCCCGGCCTCGTCGACGATCTCGCAAGTGCGCTTGAAGGCCTCAGCGTAGCGCCTGGTGATCCGCTTGCCTGAGCAGCAGGGTGCTCCGCAGGCGCAGGGGTCCCAAGGGTGGCTCAAGAGCCCGGTCAGGATAACGTGCTGGTGCTCATCAATGCGCCCCAGGTGCAGCAGGATCATCCCGGCTTGCGCTGATGCCTCCAGCCCCCTCAGCGATGTCCTACGCGGTCCTGTGTTTAGCTGGCGGGCCGCCTGGGTTAGTTCGGCCTCGATCTCCTCCGGGCTTTGGATCGCCTTGGACCTGGGAGTCTCCGCCATCGCCCGGTTAAACATCGGCCGCGGGATGACGGCCGATGTGTTGAGGGCAAATGTCAGAGCCTCCCGCGAGGTCTCGAACAAGGGCTGGTGCTCGGTCATACCCGATCAGCGTTCCACTCGAAGCCGGCGCGCTGGGCGTACAGCACGATGTCAAGGTTCGGGGGCTGGTAGTTAACGCCCTTGATCCACTTGCCGTCGGGCGTCTTGTCGATCTTGCCAGTGGCGGGATTGCGCTTGCTCAGGTTCGACGTCACCACCTCGTGGTAGGCGGCAGAGCCAGGGAGCCCGGTGGCCAAGGCGAATCCGCAGTTCACCACAGCAACGTCGGTCGTGCCATCAAGCAGAGGCTTGGCCTGCTCCTGGGTCAGATCGAAGTCATACGTGGTTGATTGAAGGCTGGTCCTGATCGAGACCGAGGTCTTATTCAGTTGGGCCGCAAGGTCGGCGAACTGATTGCGGTGGACGATGAGCTGGTGGATCGAGGCACGACCACCCCCCAGGGCCTTCTCGAACTCGGGGGATGAAGCATAAGCACTCAGGATGTCACTGATCTCCATGAAGGTCTCGCCCACCTCTTCCATGATGAGTGCGGAGTACAAGACCGTCCCGTTGGTGAACCTGGGGAGGGGCGGGCACGCTTGCCCGGAGGCCTTCATCAGATCACGCTGCAAGTCCCAGGGGTTGTCGTTGTTCTCAGGTTCACCAGCGAGTCGGTCACCGTAGAGCTTGCGTGCCTCACGGAAGACGTAGCCCGGGATGCTGTACATGACCCAGAAGAAGACGACCGGGGTGACTACCATGGCAATCAAAGCCAGGCCAAGCCCACCAGTCAGCGGGGTCCCTTGGTGAACGAGGATGCCGATGATGATTACCACGAACAGGCTGTTGGTTGCGATGGCCTGGAGAGCGATGCTGCGCTGCTGGGTCTTGATCGACTCAATGATTTTGAACCACATGTTGAACTCCTTGGTTGAGGTTGATTAGAAGGGCAGGGGAATGACAATGGCGCTGTTGGCGCCGTGCTCGCGGACCTCGACCTTGGCAAGAATGACCCGCGGTGAGTATCCGTTGTCCTTGAGCCAGATGTCAACGACTTCAGCGATCATCTCAGCAAAGCGTTCGCAGCCCGTGGCTGGCACCACCACGACTTCGGCCACGCCAGCCGTGTCAAGAGCCTGGAGCATCGGGAGCATCGGGTCATCCTCTGCCACCAGCAGCTTGTGGTCGAAGGTGTCCTGAAGAATCTGCTTGAGGCTCTTCAGGCTCCCGAAGTCGACCACCCAATTGCGGATGTCAAGCTCAGAGGACTCAAACTCCAGGTGGATCGCCAGGGCGTAGCCGTGGATGAAGCGGCAATGACTGTCAGCCCGCCACTGCCGGAAAGCGGCGGAGAGCCCGATGTCATGACCGAAGGTCTTGGTGGAACGATAGAGAAAGTTCATTGCGAATACTCCAAAAGAAAAGGGGCGAAGTGCCCCTAGATATACGAGCCCGGCTCGAATCAGAATTTAAAGCCAACGGCGAGGTGCCAGAGCCCGATGGCATTTCCACCATACTTCGTGAAATCAAGCTTCTCGGTGTTGGGCGCGAACGTCACACGCACGTTGAACTCGTCGACTCCCGCCCAAGGCTTCTCGAAGGTGGCCACGCGGATCATCGGGATGATCGCCGGGGTCCACAGAAGGCCGCTGACTTGCTTGTAACCGTACACCGCTCCCAGCGTGGCGCTGAACCGGTAGAACTCGGGGGTCTGCCAACCCACCGTGAAGCCCATCGTGTGATAGGAGTTGTAGTAGGTGTTGAGCACGTACCGGTTCTTGGTGATCACATACGCGCCGAGGTTGCCGTTGTTGGTGGAGGTGTTGGGGACGTGCATCGAGATCAGATGCAGACCGTACTCGGCCTCCTTGAACTCCGTCTTGAGCCGGTCACTGAAGTCAACGGCGATGGCATGGGAGCCCGCAAGCAGCAGGCAGAGGGTGATGATAAGTTTCTTCATGATGTTCTCCTTGGTTTAAACGTTAAACGATTGCGAGCAACGAACTCATTGCCTGCTGCTTGAATTGCTGGCCACGCCCGAACCAGGCGCCGTCCAGCCGGGTGTCATCAGTCCGTCCCATCTCGTGATCAACGAACTGGGTGACCGCGTTGAGCAGGCCCCAGGCCGTGTTACGCGAGGTGGCGAGCTGAGAGCCCATGCCCTCCCCCTGGAAGAGATCAAGGATACGCCCCACCGAGCGGCTGTCCTTCGGTTCCTCCTGATCGGGGTCACCGGCTTTGAAGCTGGCCAGGTCACCCATCCAAGAGGTGTCAACCGCCCGGCTCTGACTCTGGCTGACGAACACCGAAGCAATGATCTCGCGTGCTTGGTCCAGCGCCATCGGGGTATCAGCCAACTCACGGGCTTGCTGCATGAACACCTCGAACGAGTCAGCAGCCACACCCAGAGCCCGCTTAATCCCGCTGGGATCAAAGACGCTCCGGTGGCTGACCTTGACCGCGCGTTCATTCTCGGAGCCCGGCGCGTGCAGAGCAATGGCCAGGGTGTTGGCGCAGACCACGCGCACAGCAGTCAGCATGGCCGTGGTCTTCATCGAGCCGTCGAGGCTGGTGGCCAGCAGCAGGTTGTTGTGGATGCGGTCACCCTTGCCCACGTCGTCCTGCTCGTGGTGGCTGGCCATCGCCCAGAGCTTGCGGCCGCCACGCAGCGTACCAGCCGTGTGGATATGCCAGCCCCCGACCTCGGTCAGATCACGGAAGAATTCGAGGACATCCTTCGGCTGGACCACTTGGTATCCCTGGCCAACGATGGAGAGGGGGTCCCGGGTGTCACTCCGGTAGATCGCCTTGTAGCCACCAACGACCAGGGAGCCGGTGGCCTTGGTTCCTTTGACCACGGGATGAAAGCTGACGCGGCTTTCCTCCGCGGTCCAATCCATGCCGGCCTCCTTCTGCCAGACCCCGATGCTCGCGCCCTTGGTGACGTTCTGGCCGAGGCCATGCCAGGGGGTTTCCCCAACGAAGGCCATCTCAGCGCGCCCGGAGGCGCGAATGGTGAGTTCATGTGCCATGTTGATTTCTCCTTGAGTGATGATGATCAGAATTCGAGGCTCAGGTCCATGCCTGCGGCGCGCTTGAGTGCTTCCAGAGCGCCGAAGGATGCCGCCAGGGCCAGGTCCGGGTTACCCTGGATCCACTTGCGCAGGTCAGACTCAAGCGGCAGGTCAGCGAGCACCATCTTGTCAGCCATCGAGGAGGCCACCTTAGCCCCGAGCGCCGACAGCTCCTGGTTGTCCAGGGCGCGGATCTTGAGCGTCTTGCCCTTGGTCGCTGCCTTGGCGCGGCGAGCGGTGTCCAGCTGGCGCTTGACTCCGGCCTTCGAGCCCTTGTCCTTGCCGGCGCTCTTAGCGGCGGCCACGAGCTGCTTCTGCTTGCCGGCGTCGCCCTTGGCGTCAGTGGCAATTCGCTTGGCCATGGTCTTGCCGATGGCGCCAGACTTCACCGCGTCGTGGACCTCAGCGTCAGCCTTGAGCAGGTTGAGCATCTCGACCACGTGGACCTGCTTGCGACCGACGCGTTCACAGATTTGCTTGATGGTCAGCCCCTTGATCCCGGCTTCCTTGTCGCCATCGCGCATGCGCTGGTAGGCCGCCGCCTCCTCCAAGGGCAGGAATGCCTTGCCGCTGTTGGCCTCGAACATCTGGAACAGCGAGGTCATGTCGTCCTGAGCCTTGTCCACGATGATCGCCGGGATGCCATCGGGAAAGGCCTTGGCGTAAGTGCCATCCTTGACCATCGACTCGATGGCCGTGAAGCGGCGGTCACCATCGATCAGCTCGAAGGCGAACTGGTTGTCTTTGTTGACCGTCAGGCGCTTGACGCGGATCGGGTTGAGCATGCCGTTCGCCTTCAGGCTCTTGGCGAGCTGGTCGATCTCACCCATGTCGAAACGGGGGTTCCAGCCCTCGCGCCGCGTCAAGGCTTTGGGGTCGATGAAGTAAGCGTTGGTGCGCTTGATGACCCCCAGACCTTCGGCGCGCTTGGCCACGCTCTCAGGGCTCGGGATACCGTCGAATGCGGGCTTGGGAGCCGGGACAGGGGGAACCACAGGGGCGGCCGGCTTTACGGCCTCCTGGGCCCTCTCCTGGGGCTTCTGCTGGGCGTTACCCAGGTCAACCAGACCGTCCGCCAGGGCCTTGGCCTTCTCCAGCGTGACACCCGAGGCCAGGCAGTTCTTCTTCTCTTTGTCAGAGGCTGCGAAGAGGTTGTAGTAATTGCTGCCGACGTGCACCATGAAGTGCTTCCCATGCTTGACGATGGCGCCATGCTTGGGGGTGGTCGGGGCAGCGGCGAGGGTGGTGACCTTGCTGCTGGCTGCGGCGGCGGCGATTGCGGCGCCGGCGTGGTTCTTGGCAGTTTGCTTGGACATGTTGAAATCTCCGATAGGTTAAAGTGCTAGGAGGGATTCCTAGCCCAGAGCCCCACGCGTGAGGCTCCAGGCTTGGTCATCAGCCGGCTGGGTGGGGCTTAACCTCGATCCGGCGAGCGCCGGGGAATCTCCGCATGGCGTCGACCTGGGCGTCGATGCTGGTCAGATAGAGCCCATCGAATTCGTGGCGCTCACCGGCGTCGGTGATGACCACGATGATGAAGGGGAGGAGCTGGGAGGCAACTTCAAAGTCGTACATGATCATCTCCTTAAGCAGTGAAGTCGTTGAGAGTGCCTTCAAGCACGAGCATCTCAGGCTCTAGCATGCCGGACATCAGACGGGCTTCTTCGCGGGTTTCAGGCAGCATGGTCATGTGATCAGCCGCGTACGCAGCCAGTTGAGACAGGAACGCGGCCTGCTTCAAGCTCATTTGAATCTGAACCTTCGGACCTTGGATGATTTGCTCATCCTGAGCCGGGTAGGCCACAGACATCAAGGCCGGGAAGCAGCGAAGAGCCGTTCCAGCCCCATTGCGTTGATCGAGGGCCGTGAGAAGCCCCTTGACACAATCAACGGATTCGTAGAAGTCACCGGTGTCGGCGACGCTATTTTCTTCGCCGGCCAACTCAAAGCAAAGGTCACAGAGCCTGACGCCGGCGCCATCACCACCAGTCGAGCGGGTGTTGTGCTTGCAGCAGCGGCAGACGTAGACGCCAGAGCCTTCTTGGAAGCGGGCGTTGCGGGATTGCTTAGAGGTGGTAGCCATGATAGTCTCTCCTAGGTTACGCCGGTGGAAATCAGCGGCGTTGGAGAGATTATATAAACACTTTACGGTGGTGTACAGCGATTTCTGCGCCAAATTGCCAAAAAGACTCACCCAGGGGAGCAAAATTAGCCGATTTTGACTAATTTTTAAGCAAAACCAAGCCCGGGCTCAGTGAATCGGGCCTAGGCAGGGGGTCGAGCGCCCCAGCCAACCCAGGGTGACCCCGGCCTCAACGCAGCGCCCCATCGTTGCGTACTGCGTGATGCCAACCTGACGGTCAGATGTGATCGGGATGGCCACTGCAGCAGCAGCAATGGGCCAACCACCAACGAAGGCCCTGATCTCGTCGATCTCAGGGAAGACGATGGCCATCGTCAGTGATCCCGGGTTGACCTTTGACCAATAGTGCTGCCGATCATCATGCCCAAGGTAGACCCCCAGTTGTGGGTGGTAGAGGAGATACCCGGTCAGCGTCGAGTTCATTTGCTGAGGATGGCCACAGGCTTGCCGACCGGCCGTGAGTGCTTGGTCCTGCATTGAATGATCCCTGACTCAATCTCGGTCCAGCTGCCCTCAGGACCACCACAGCTGTAGCTGGCAAGGGTGTCGAAGCACAGCTGGTGCTCCGGGGATCGCTTGGCGGAGGACAGAGGGATCGGCGTAAGCCCCGCGCATCCCGAAGGGGGCTGGGGCTTGGGCTCCGACATGATGATGTAAGGGCCCAACAGACAAGCCAAGAAAAAGGCGCCATAGATCGTGCTGGGTATCTTCATGCTACCTCCCTCTGCCTGACCAGGCGAGTCGCCACCATCTTCGCCAGGCCCGAAGCCAGGTAGCCGGGGAAGGCCTGATCAAAGATGCCGGCGATGTTGACCGACACGGAGCCCACCAGCTTGGCAGACATCGGGGCTCCGCTGTGGCTAGATACGTAGCGCGCGTGCTTGATGACCAGCCCGGCTAGGAGTTGGTAGACACTTTGGCGTTCGGCTACCTTGAGCTGGTCGAGCTTACTGAAGCCCATGAACTCAGCCACGGGACCCCAACAGGCAGGAGAGCCCAATGTTCGCTTTACGGCGGCTGGGCCTACCCCTGCCCCATCCCCAGCCCCGAACGCAGTTTGTAGACCCTCGTAGACCGCTGCTACCCACATGTCAAGGTCACGGGGATCATCGCTGCGGCTGTGATGTAGGCCTAGTGAGAGTTTGGCGAGGAGCAGCTTGCGGTCCGTAGCACTCAGCTCACTTGCTTGGTCAAGGAGACTGCCCACCTTATTTTTTTCTTCCTTAACTAACACTTCCAGGGGGACCCCCCTCCCCTCCCCTCCCCTATAGGGAGGGGGGAGGGGGGAGGTTGGGACCCCGGATTCTTTTGACTTTACGTAAGCTGGACTCTTACGTAGAGGTCTGGTTAGTGTGACTCGCTTCATGCTGCCCTCCCTTGATTGGGATTACGTTAACCCTCGACGTGATTGGACGGCGAGGATTTGGCGACGCTGACCCGACGGCGGTGAGCCTGAGCCTTGTCCGCGGCGATCTTCATCGAGGCCTTGACCCGACGCTTGACGGCAACCTTGGCCGAGGTCTTGGTTCCTGCCTTCGGTCCAGGCTTGGTCGGAGCACGCGTGCTGATGATCTGGGCGATCTGGGTCAGAGTCAGCTTCACGCCGCGTGACTTGGCCAGGGCCACCACTTCCTTGGGGTCAAAGAAGACGAGGCGCGAGCCCTTGTCCTTGTGGCTCTTCAGCTGCTTCTGCTCGCGCCAGTTGTAGATCGTCATGTGACTCACGTCCAGGGCTTCGCCCACTTCCTTGCTGGTCATCATCTTGCTCGTGTTCATTTGAGACTCCTTTGGTTGGTTGATGAACGTCACGATTATATAAAGAATTTGTAAAAGGCAAACCCTCCGTATAATTGCCTGTCCGTCATCAACCCAGGAGCATCAACATGTTCGGCCAGAATCCCATCCGATCCAAGACCAGCCATCCCGAGCAACTCAGCGTCGAGGACATCTTCTACACCATCCAAGGTGAGGGACCCTTGTCTGGGCAAGCAGCACTGTTCATCCGAATGGCCGGCTGCAACCTGGCCTGTCACTATTGTGACACCCAGTTCGAGACCAAGGCCGATCAGGTCGAGCCGCTGGCCACCGTCATGGACCACATCCTGGTCTTCCCGGAGATGCAACGCAAGCTGGTGGTTTTGACCGGGGGTGAGCCTCTGCGCCAGGACATCAGCTTGCTGATCAAGAGCCTGCTGGAAACCGGCACCAAGCTGGTTCAGATCGAGACCGCGGGCACCCTGTGGCAACCCGGCCTGGAGGAGTTGATCGAATCGGGCCAAGTCATGATTGTGTGCAGCCCCAAGACCCCCAAGGTCAACCCGGCCATCATCACGTGGTGCCGTCACTGGAAGTACGTGATCATCGATGATGGTGGTGCCGGTTGGGATGGATTGCCTGGCGTGGGCACCCAGATCAACAACATGCGCTCGTTCCAGCCGCTCTACCGGGCTCCTGGTCGGCCGGACGATGTGGTGTGGGTGTCTCCCTGCGATCAGAAGGTACCCGAGCTGAACGCACGTAATCAGCAGCTGGCTGTTCGCCTCTGCATGGAGCACGGCTATCGCTTGAGCCTCCAGGTGCACAAGATCATCAACGTGCCTTGACATGATGCACCCACCAAAACGGGTGCTGCTGGCTGTGGACCTGTCTTACCAGGTCTACCGGGCTACCGCGGCTCACCCCATGCTGACCAGCCGTCGAGTCTTCACCGGAGGGCTCTACGGCTTTTTCACCACCGTCGCCAAGATCATCAGGGAGACCAAGGCCACCCACGTGGTGTTCTGTGAGGACCGCAAGCCTTACCTGCGCAGCCTCGACTTCCCACTGTACAAGGCCTTCCGCAAGCAAAGCCGGGATGAAGAGCTGTACAAAATGCAGCAGCAGTCCATGACCCTGGTCAAGCAGACATTGCTTGACATCGGACATGAGGGATGGGGTCTCGACGGATTCGAAAGTGATGACCTCATAGGACATTGCGTGATGAAGTACCGCCACCGCTTCGACATGATCTACGCGGCGAGCAATGACAGCGACCTCTTTCAGCTCTTGTGGGCTCCCAACTTCGGCATCTACTCCAAGGGCATCAGCGAGGTCATGACCGGCGAGATGCTGATGAAGAACCAGGGGCTCACCCCGGACCAGTTCATGCTGATGACGGCCATCACTGGCACTCACAATGACGTGCCAGGGATCAACCGCGTGGGACCTGTGACCGCGAAGCAGGCCATCTTCGACCCAGGCAAGATGCGGGAGCTTCGCGCCAAGCACTCCGACATCATCGAACGCAACTTGAAGATCATCAAGCTGCCCCATGATCGGTTCCCCTTTGAAACTCAGCTCCCCAAGTACCGGGGCGGCTTTGATGAGCGGGCCATGTATAGATCACTCGGCTTCTATGACATCGACACCACCATGTCGATGGTCCGCGCATTCGAGCAAATCAAAACCCAACGAGATTGACCCATGAACAATGAAGAGAGACTGAGCGGGGCGCTGCAGGAGAACATCCTCACGCTGCTCTGCTTCGACGACCTCAACTGCAAGATGGTCAGGGCGGCGGTCTCGCCCCAGCTGTTTGAATCGGCGGTCTTCCGTGAGGTGGCCGGGCACGCCATCGACTTCATTGACCAGTACGGGGAGGCCATCAAGGACCACCTGCCTGATCACTTGGAAGGCATCCTCAAAGGTGATGACGCACGCAAGGCGGCTACCTACGAGAAGTTGGTTGAGAACCTCTTCCAGAGCCGGGAGAGCGTCAACGGTGACTACGTCATCAAGCAACTCCACAAATTCGTTCGGCAACAGAACCTCAAGTCGGCCGTCATCAAGGCGGTGGAGTCACTTGAGGCAGGCCGGATTGACCAGGCCGAGATTGAACTACAGAAAGGGCTCGACACCCAGGTCGTATCCTTTGAAGCCGGTCTGAGTCTGAGCAAGCCTGAGGATGTCGGGTCAATCATTGACTCACCCGAGGAAGAGGGCTTCGACCTGGGCATCCCCGAGCTTGACAACATGGGGGTCATCCCCAGGCGCAAGGAGCTTCTGTCATTGCTGGCCGCACGTGGCAAGGGTAAGTCGTGGTTCATCACCCACTGCTGTAAGCAGGCGCTACTCCAGAAGTGGTCGGCCCTGATCGTTACGCTTGAGATGTCGGAGCGCCGCTACGGGGCTCGTATGCTCCAGTCATTCTTCTCGATCAGCCGGAGGCACGCTGAGGTCAAGGTGTCACGCTTCGTCAAAGGACGGCATGGGCTCGATGATCTGATTCAGGAGAGCCTGACCCGGCCAACGATGAAGGATGACGGCATCAAGCAGACCCTGATGAGTCGGGCCAAGCGTGAGTTCCGCCGCCGTGCTCCGTTCCGTATCAAAGAGTTCCCAACCCACTCGTTGACCATCACCCAGCTCAAGGCCTACCTGGACGGCCTTGAGCGGTACGAAGGCTTCTCCCCTGATCTGATCTGCCTTGACTACCCCCAGCTGATGGACATCGATCCCAAGAACCTGCGGGTCGAGTTGGCTTCGATCGTGGCCGGGCTCCGAGGCATTGCGGTCGAACGTAACTGCGCGGTGGTCATTGTGGGTCAGGGCAACCGGGAGTCTGAGAAAGCCACCATGGTGACCGGATCGATGGCGGCTGAGGACATCAGCGTACTTGCCACGGCTGACACCATGCTCACCTACAGTCAGACTCCCGAGGAACATAGTCTGGGGCTGGCCCGTATATTTGTTGAGAAGGCGCGGAACGAGGAGGCGAAGCAGGTCATCTTGGTTACCCAGGCTTACGCCATCGGCCAGTTCTGCCTTGACTCAATTCGCCTTGATATGGATTACTGGACGTTGCTCGCTGACAAAGCCCCGATGGGACCTGGAAGCCGGAGACGCCGGCGCGAAGCTGAGGACGAAGGAAAGGATTAACCATGACCAGCACAACCGAACCCGCCATGAAGGAGAACGGTCCATGAGAAAGACCAAAATTGAGGCGTGCTACTTGCGCGTCAATGACAATTTCGCTGATCGGCTCAACGCCGCATTCGCAAGGAAGTGCTTCGGGGTCCAGCTGGAGACAAACTACAACATCTTTCATATGGCGATGGTATCCACCCGCGCTGACGGAAAGAATATGACGAAGGAGCAGCACGCATTCGTGGCTGGTTACGGCGAGGGCTACCTTGACGCAATGAATCAGATCAGCGAAGGAGTACCCAATGAACAAGACTGAGACTGCGAAAGCTCGCGTTGTGACCGACATTCGCTCGACAGACGCGCAGCCAGGGGACATTGAGTTCCGGACCTTTCCTGATGGATCGCCGGGAGGCTATGCCTACCGATGTCCAAGGTGCGGTCAAGAAGACTGGTTGAATATCGACAACGGCACCCATGGGTGGGTGCTGACCGGCCCGACCGATTCACCTACGCTGAGCCCATCTATTCTGCACAGGCCCTGCGGATGGCACGGGTATCTAACCGATGGCGTATTTACCCCTTGCTAGGAGCAACCAATGAACAAGATTGAGACTTTGCTGACGGATGAGCAGGAAAGCCTGCTTGTGGCTGCGGAGAAACAGCTCGACTACGCAGTTCTACATGCTTTTGCTGAAAAGAATCGCATTAGCTACAACGAGTTATGCACCGCCGTCCGCGCCGCAATCGCAGCCAGCAAGGGGGAGCGCATCGTGAGCAAAGCAAAGAAGCCCCAATATCTAGAAGGCTTTGACCGCAGCAAGTACACGCCAGAGCAATGGGACTGGTGCCTTCTGTACGAAAGGCAAACCGGCTTTGATCCGCACACCATGCGGGATTTTGAAGTGGGCGATGCGGACTTCTATGAAGCAGCGCGTGAGGCGGTTCAATGGTACGAAGATCACACTAGCGACGCGCACTTGCGCATCTCGCACAACATTCCCGGATGGGAGCAGAAACATGACTAACCCCACTCCCGAACAGAAAGCCGTGGCGCTGGCTGAGAAGCATGGTCAGCACGGCTTGCGCTCAGCCCTGCTTTTGGGCCACGCAGACGCTCAATGGTTCTTGGGCGCACTTGCCGACCACCGCCAGCAGATCATCGAGCAACTGGAGAAGATTGCAGACCAGCGCGGCGGCTTGAGTGCAGCGGAAATCAGGAGCCTGAAATGATCACAACAAAACAAGCCGTGGCGCTGGCTGAGAAAGCGTGGGCCGAGTTCGCAGCCCCTGATTTTGTAGCCGTAGCATTCAAAGAGCAGGAAAAGGCGTTCTCGAAATTTGCCGAACTAGTGGAGAAGCAAGTCATCAAGCAACTGGCCGCAGGGTCGGTGGTGATGCCGAAGTCTTGGAAGGGACTGAGCGGGACGCGGCTGTGTCTTGCCGAAGAGTCCCGCGAAGCCATCGCCATCATGCAGGCGCAGAACGATCAAGGCCGCCGTGAGATCCACTCGTTACGCAACGTGCTGCAAGCCGCCTGCCTTGGACAGGAAGCGTTTGAACAGGCGTGGATCAAATACTTACCAGATTATGGCGTACCGTCAATGTCTGAACCGAAGCTAGAGCAGATGCAGGCAAAGCTCGAAGGTGCATACGACTCTATCCGTGAGCATCAGCAGCTTGTCAAAGAGTTGCAGGCCAAGATTCAAGAGCAAGCCCTGTGCTATCTCTCGCTCGATGGGCAGGCAGCAGAGTTGCAGGCACGGGTGGAGCAGTTGGAGAAGGCGCTACTCGCGGCAAAAGACAGCGCCGGTAGTGCCGAAGCTGTCTACAAAATCACCAGCGCAGCCATGAAGGAGAGCGGGAAATGAACGTAGGCAGATACCTGCGCGGAGAAGACCGCCACGTTGGGACAGCGCGAACGGTGAAGGAGCAACCAATGAACGAAGAACTGATAGACGTCATCCTTGATGAAACCGCAGTCGGCGCGGGGCTGTCCCTACTTGCCGGAAAGTTACCAGACCATCCCGGCAGCGCGATTGTCTGTACCTCGGAAATGACTGCATCCCAAATAGAAGCAGCGAGGTCAGCCCACAGGTTGGTGGTGCGCCGAGATGGTATCGGCTTCGCGCTGGTATACGAGTGGAAGCGCCGCAAAGGAGCAACCAATGAACAAGCCTGAGACTTTGCTGACGGAAGCGGAAATTTACAGACTAGGCGATGGGAAACCCGGGCAAACATTGCAATTTGCCCGCGCCGTTGAGCAAGCCATCATCGCCAAGCTGGCATCACATCCGGCAGTGATCGAGTTCCTGCGGCTCGACGCCAGAATTGCAAACGGTATCGAAGAGTTCGCCGAGCGGGGCGTGGAGCCGGTCGAGCTGCGCAGGTTGATGAAAAAGGAAGGTTCGGTATGGCTACCAGCATCTGAGTGGATGAGCGGACCGCCTGAGGATAGCTGGGTTGCACTAGCAAAAAATAGCCCGGATCGGTGGCGCATTGGCACGCCGCTTATCGGCAGAGAGGTTGCCAAGGCCTTTGAAATTGCACTAGCCAAGCAGCCCGGGGGCGAGGTCGTCATCACCAAGAACGAATCAGGCCAGATCGTAGCCGTCACGCGGCAGGACGAAGATGGCAAGATTCTGGAGGTGCTGGCGGAGTCGGAACAGAGCAAGGGCGGGGAGCCGGTGGTGATGGTTGGCTTTAGTGGGTTGCTAAAGCTCAATGGCGATCCCGTGACGCTGCCATTAGGAACGAAGCTCTACGCATCCCCACCCCTACAGGCAGTGCCTGCGTCCTCAAGTCCATGCTGATCTCACGTCAGGCAGTCCGGGTCTACCTCAACCGAGACTTCGACAGCTTCGCTTGGATGAAGCGGCTCCCCCGTGAGACCATCCTGGAGGAGCTTCGGCAGTTTCGAGTCAAGCCTGAGTTCAAAACCAACCCCTGGCTGCACCAGCTCGTTTGCTTTTACATCGGGCTCTGCCAGCCGCGCTTCCTCTTCCTTCTGGACATGGGGTTGGGTAAGACCAAGATCCTGTCAGACCTGATCAGGCAGCGCCAAAGAGAACGCAAGCTCGAAGGGGCTCTGATCTTCGTCCCCAGGCTCATCAACATCGATAGTTGGGAGCAAGACCTTGCCGTCCACTCAGACCTTGAGCCGTGGAGTTGCGGGGTCTCGGATATTGAGGAGAAGCGTGAGCGGCTCCTAAACCCCAAGGGTGACGTTACCCTGATCGATTACGCCGGCCTCCACCTCGCTCTGAGCAAGAAGGAGAAGTTCAAGGGTAAGCAACGCCTGGTCAAAGACGACAAGCTGATCCGGAGGGTGCAGCAGCAATATAACTTCATCGGCATCGACGAGAGTCACAAGCTGAGCAACCATGACAACCTCTGGTTCAGCATCATTAACCAGATCACCAAGCAGGCCGAGTTCTGCTACGCCACCACGGGTACGCTCTTCGGCTCGGATGTCGAAAATATTTGGTCACAGTTCTACCTCGTCGACCGTGGCGAAACCTTTGGTGAGAATCTGGGCATCTTCCGCAAGAGCCTTTTTCAGGTCAAGATGAATCCCTGGAAGGGGCAGACCTTTACCTTCGATCCCAAGATGGATCGCCAGCTTCATCGGATGCTCCAGCACCGCAGCATCCGCTATGACGAGGACGAGGTACCCGAGGTCGATGTCCCCAAGCGCGCCATGCGTGTTAGGACTTGTGAGATGGGAGCCGAGCAGCGCGAGCACTACATGCGGGCTCTCGAAGGGCTCATCAACGCTAATGGCAAACTGGGCGAGCTTGACGCAGCCTGGCTCCGCATGCGGCAGATCGTAAGCGGCTACCTTGCTTGGAAGGATGATCATGGCCATCACGTGCTGCCCTTCAAGCACAATCCGAAGCTTGACCTCCTCGAATCATTGCTTGACGGGATGGGTGACTCCAAGGTTATCGTGGCATACGACTACACGGAGACTGCCAAGCTGATCGCCGCCAGGCTCAAGGCATCGGGGATCCCCTTCGAGTGGTTCTACGGTGGCACCAAAGACAAGCCGGCCAGCAAGCGCAGATTCATGGAGGATCCCAAGTGCCGGGTGTTTCTCATGAACAGCGAGGCCGGAGGCACGGGCACTGATGGCCTCCAGAAGGTCGCGCGCTACCTGGTCTTCTACGAATCTCCGACGCCGCCGATCACCCGCAAGCAGACTCTCAAGCGGATTGACCGGCCTGGCCAGCGCGAGCGGACGTTCATCTACGACCTGGTCATGCGGCGGAGTCTTGACAGGGGCATCCTCGAAGACATCCAGGCGGGGATTGATCTGTACGAAAAGGTAGTGAACGCCAGGACCAGCCTCTCTAAAAATTTCTTTCTCAGGGAGTGAAGTCGTTATATAATGCCATCAGCGTCATCGTTCCACCGTTCCCAACCCACAGGAGATCACCATGCAAGTCAGGAACCCCAACACTGGACCCTACGTCGTCACCTGGTACGACGACTCGGGAGTCAAGCAAGCTGAAGAGCACCACACCTGGAGCCTCGCAACCTACCGGATGCGCCAGCTCCTCATCGAAGGCCGCAAGCAGGTTTCAGTCAGCTTCGTCTGAGCTGGGTCATGAGGACCATCAACTGGCGCGAGATCCTCCAGGATCATCACATCGCCTTTATTGAGAGCGGGGCCAACGTCAAGCGCGGCGAGCTGGCCATCCAGTGCCCCTTCTGTGGGTCGGCTGACCCCAGCAAGCACATGGGACTCAACCTTGAGACCGGCTGGTGGTCGTGCTGGCGCAATCGATCAGAGCACAGTGGCAAGTCTCCGCTGCGCCTGCTCATGCGTTTGCTCAACGTCCCGTACTACCGGGCACGTCAGATCGCAGGCCTGGGCGAGGATTACGTTGATCCTGAGGGATTCGATGCGGTGGCTGCTCGGATCCTGGGGCGCGGCAATCAAGAGACCGCCAGACCTGGGACCCAGGATCGGCGCTTCCTTACGCTCGACCCTGATTTCCAGCTCATCTCGGACAAGTCAAGAACCCGTAAGCATTGGAACTACCTCTACGCCGCCAGGGGCTTCAATCGGCGTGAGAGCGACCCGGGAGCCCTGGCTGATGAGTATGGCCTGATGGCCGGCGTGATCGGGTATTGGTCTGATCGGATCATCATCCCTTACTTCCAGGACCACAAGCTGGTCACCTGGACAGCCCGCGCCATCGGACCGGCGACCATCAGGTACAAAGACCTGAGCATCGACGATTCGATCCTGCCACCAAAAGAGACCCTGTTCAACTTCGATTGCATCGCAGCCGGAGGCAAAGCCCTGGTCCTGGTTGAAGGCCCCTTAGATGTCCTCAAGCTCGATTTCTACGGCAAGCGATTCGGCGTCAGAGCCGTGGGTCTATCAACCAACAGCATCAAGGAAGTCCAGTCATTTCTGTTGCAAGGGGCGAGCGAGGCCTTCGACCAGGTCATTGTGATGCTCGACAACGCAACTCAGCTTGGCATCATCGACTCGATCAGGATGAAGCAGGCGCTGCACTTCCTTCCCAACATCTCAGTGTCTGCGGTCCCCTTCGGGGCTAAGGACGCTGGCGATTTAACCCCGGCTGAGGTCATCAACTGGGCCCGAAATTTATAACAAGGAGCCACCATGAACAGATTCAACACCTACTTCAACAATGACTTCGCCGCGTGCAAGCTGCTGGCCGAGGTCTTCGACCCCTACCGTAACCGTCAGGTCAAGGTCTATGCGGTGCCCGGGCATGACGACGCAGTCGGGGTCTCGGATGGCACCGACAAGTGGATTGCCCCGGTGGCTGGCGATCCCTTTCGCATCAACATCAGACAGCTAATCGTCGATGTCAGGGCGGGCGGAGCCCCGTACAGGGCCCAACCCCCGGGCGGCCGGAAAAAACTGCTCCTAGACGGTCCTGGCCAGCCTGAGCCCCCGCCCCCGACCCGACGCAAGCTCCTGGTGGCCGATGAGCAACCCCTGCCGATCCGGAGGCGCAATGTCCTACAAGCCTGAGTTCAAGGGTCCAATCGAGGGCTGGGTGGTCAACCAGCTTAAAACCCAGTACTGGCGCGTAGCTGGGACCATGGGACGGGATGACGTGATGCAGGAGGCCTACTTGGTCTTCCTGCGGTGCCAGCGCAAGTACCCGGAGATTGATACGGCCAAGCATTTCATGGCCCTCTTCAAGACTGCGTGGAGCCGCCAATTTACCGACTTCGCCAACGCAGACACGGCCAGCAGGATCATCACGGAGATGCCAAGGGTCCGCATTGATGATGACTACGTAGAGCTTGAGCCGGTGGGGGCTCTTGACAACGATGGGTACCTCGCCGTTCTCCTGCGTGAGGCCCCGCGCGAAGTCAACATGGTCCTCAACCTCTTCCTATCTGCGCCACAGGAGATCATTGAAGTGGCCCTGGGTTCTTGGAACGGACGGGACAAGCGATGCAAGACGGGTGGCAGTAGGAAGATTAACCAGATGTTGGGTCTGCCACCAGACCTCGACGTCCTCAAACTCACGGAGGAGTACCTTAACCCTAAACGCTAGCAATTTACGGAGCCCCCGTATAATTTCCCAGCCGTACCGGCTACATGCTTTATTAACCAACCGGAGTCAATCCAAATGAGTGCTGCAATCCAAAAAGAACTGGTCGAAGTGACCGAACTGTCGACCAAACGTGGCGAGGACCGCCAAGCCTTCCTGAACCGCCTGGTGGTCGCTGTGGCCGAACTGGCCGACAAAGACTGGGACTCCTTGAGCAAGGATGCTCAGGACTGGTACAACAACGCGGCCGACGCCAAGAACGCCAAGAAGGAAATCCCCGATCTCGTCGAGGCCGAGGAAGAGCCCAAGTCGACCCGCCGCCGTGGCGCCGAGGAGCCGGCTGGTGAGACCACGTCGGGGGTCATCGAAATCACGACCAAGGACCTCAAGGATGGCATGCCCGTCACCATCACGACCAAGCGCGGCAAGGAAGAGTCGGGCCACGTGATTGAAGTGACCAAGAGCCTGGTGGCCATCAAGCTGGGCAACGGCGATGAAGTCGAGTTCGACTTCGAACGCATCGCCAAGATGACCACCCTGGCTGAAGCCAAGTCCTCCGGCCGCCGCAAGTCCGGCGACGATGATGGTGAACCCGCTGGCGATCCCGTCAAGGTGGGGGCCGAAGTCACCGTCACGACCAAGCGTGGCAAGGAAGTCACGGGCAAGATCGTCGAGCTGGATGACGAGGTCATCGTTCTCGACGTCAGCGGCAAGGAAGAAGAGTTCGCCCGCGAGCGCGTCGAGTCCATCAAGCCGGTCAAGGGGGCCGCCAAGGACGAACCCAAGTCGACCCGCCGTGGTGCTTCGGCCGAGACCGAGTCCAAGGGTAAGGACGCTGGCGAGAGCAAGCGCAGCAGCAACCCCGGCATCAGCATCGGCACTCGCATCAAGGAGCTGATCGCTGACAACCCCAGCGCCGATGAAGCGGCGATTGCCAAGCTGCTCAAGAAGGAAGGCCTGGAGTTCCGCGATAACACCCTGAGCCTCAACTTCAAGGACTGCCACAAGTTCCTCGACGTGCTCAAAGAACGCAAGATGCTCAAGCTGTGATCTGATCCCGGCCTAAAGCAATAAAAAGGCCCTGGTATATCTCTACCGGGGCCTTTTTTCTTTTCCCCTTTCAAACAGGAGTTCCTCATGAATAAAGCACTTGTCATTCTCTCCGGCGGCCAGGACTCAACCTACTGCCTTGCCTGGGCCGTCAAACTCTACGATGAAGTGGCCGCCATCACCTTCAACTACGGCCAGCGCCATGCGCGCGAGATCGAGGCCGCCAAGGCCGTGGCCAAGCTGATGGGAGTCACCAACCACGAGATCATCAACCTGGGTGATGGCATCCTGCAAGGCACCAGCCCCTTGACCAACAAGGAAGTGGTCCTGGAGCAGTACCAGGACTACAAGCAGATGGACGAGGTCATCGGCTCCCGGATCGAGAAGACCTTCGTGCCCATGCGCAATGCCCTGTTCCTGACCATCGCTGCCAACCGGGCCGTGTGCCTGGAGGCCGATCACATGGTCACCGGCGTCTGTGAGCAGGACAACGCCAACTACCCGGACTGCCGCCTCGACTTCATTCTGATCCAGCAGGCCGCTATTAACGCAGCCCTGGGCCGTGGTGTGACCGTGATGCCTCTGATCATCGACACCCCGCTGATCCGGAAGACCAAGGCGCAGGCCATCGTCGAGATGTATCAGCAGGGCTCCTACCCCTTGCTGGCCTTCACCCACACGGCCTACGATGGGCAGTACCCACCGGTGGGCCATGATCATGCCACCCTGCTCCGCGCCGAAGGGTTCCGCGAAGCCGGGCTCCCTGACCCTCTGATCATCCGAGCCTGGCAAGAGGGGGCGCTGGTTGGTGGTCTGCCTGATACCCAGAATTACCAGTCGTTCATCGGTAGCGACTTCCTGGGCCAGCTCGTGCAAGACATCACCGAGATGCAGATTGAACTGCATAGCCAGCCGGGAGCACTGGCATGACCGCGATCAACAAACCCGTGGTTAAGACCCACCTCACCCACGACCACGTGCTGGCCCTGGCCTCCCACGTGGCTGATGCCATCTTCATGTGGGCCAAGTCCAGAAACCACAAGGGCCACGTCAAGGCGTATCCGGTACCTCGTGGCGGCGTCCCGGCCGCCTACTTGGTCACGACAGTCTCAAACCAGGTCGTGCTGGTGAGTGATCCCAAC